CGCTGACCGGGAGCGCCGAGGCGGCACGCAAGGTGCTCACCGACGTCGACCGGATCGTGCTCGCCACGCCGTTCGGGCTGCAGGAGCTGAGCGACACGGCGCGGCAGCTGGCGGTCGTATTCGGCGAGGACACGGATGCGATTTCCGAGTTCACCGCGATCGCCGCGGACATCGCCGCGGTGTCTGGACGTGGCCTGGAGCAGATCGCGCCGAACATCCAGCGTGCGCTGACGAGCGGTCTGGGCTCGGCCGAGATTTTGCGCGAGTCGGGCATCTCGCAGCTACTGCTCGAGGTGTCTGGACAGACCGACGTCGCGGCGCTCTCGGGCGAGGCGCTGCTGCAGGCGTTCCGCGACCTGACGAGCGAGGGCGGCCGGGCATTCGGTGCGGCCGAGGCGCGCGCGCGGACGCTTTCGGGTGCGCTCTCGAACGCCACGATCGCAGCACAGACCACGTCCCGGACGTTCGGCGAGCTGCTCGCGCCGGACGCGGTGAGCCGCGCATTTGCCACGCAGCGCGCCTTTGGCAATTTGACCGAGTCGGTCCGAGACTTCGGCCCGGCGATCCAGGCGAGCTCGGCGCTGTTTACTCTGTTCCGCAATCTGCTGGTCTCGCTCGGCGCAGCCGCCGTACAGGTCGCGAGTACCGCATTCGCGATTTTCGGTGCAGGGCTGCAGGGCGTACAGACTGCGATTTTCGCTGCGGGCACCGCGATTCAGGAGCTGGTCGAGACGTTCGGCAGCGTGGCGCTCGCCGCAGGTCAGCTGGCAACGGGGAATCTGAGCGGCGCGATCGCGACGATCAAGTCGATCGACCTCACCGACTCCGCGCCGTTTCAGGCGCTCGCGAACGTGTTCAACACGCAGCTGGTGCCCGCGGCGCGAAACGCCGAGCGCAGCTTTTTTGGATTCCTGAACTCGCTGATCGACGTCACGGGCGACACGTTCGAATTCCGCTTCGCGCTCGACGAGGCCACGTCCGCGACGCAGCGCAACACCGCTGCGAACGAGGCAAACGCCGCTTCGCTGCTGGACCGCTCCGAGGCGCAGCAAAAGGTCGCGGAAAATCTGCGGCAGAGCCTGGCTGTGCTCAATCGGGTCGAGGGGATCCAGGCTGAAATCGACGCGCTGGACGAGGAGATTCGCCGGGTAGGGGCGCTCGAGGCGGCGGAAGTAGACCGCGCCACGCAGGCCGAGGTGCTGAACGGGCTCGCGCGTGAGCGCATCGAGCTCGCCCGCACGCTCGCGCAGGCCGAGGAGAACCTGCCGGAGATTCTCGCTGCGGTAAACGAGCAGATCGCAGCGCTGGGGACGGTCGACCCGACGGCGGCGCGCGACTTCGCGGTGCAGCTCTCCGACGCGCTCACCTCGGCCGGCGCGGACGCGACCGAGCAGCTCCGCGCTGCGGCGAACGTGGCGCAGGCGATCCGCGACCGCGCGGAGCAGGCCGAGCTGGACCGCATCGCACGAATCGAAGAGGAAGAAATCGACGCGCTGCGGCGGGTCGAGGGCGAGCGGCTGTCTGCTGCGCGCGAACTCGATCAGATCCGCGCAGCGGTCGACCTGCGGGCGCTCGAGGGCGCGGACCGCCGGATCGAGGAGCTGAACCGGGAGATCGCTGCAGCCGAGCGCCTGGGCGAGATCGCCGGCCGCAGGGTCACTGCCGAGCTGATCACCTCGAGGCTGATCGAGGAGCGCGCCAAGGTGCTCGAGGAGCAGGCCGAGCTTGCCGAGGCGCAGTTTCGTGCGCAGCAGACGCTGCCGGCCACGCTCGAGGCCGTGAACGCGCAGATCGCCGAGCTTGCGCGGTTCGATTCCGCCGAGGCGACCGCATTCGCGCTCGACCTGCAGGATGCGCTCGTGGCTGCGGGCGATGATCCGCGGGCTGCAGTGGCTGCGGTGGCGCGCATCTCGCAGGAAATCCGCGAGACGCTGCCGCTCGTCGTCGAGGAGAGCATGGGCGAGGGACTGGCCCGCGCATTCGGCAACTCGCTGCTCGACCTGGCGGGCGGCCGGAGCGCGGATTTCGCCGCGAACATAGGCGGCTTGCTCCGCGACCGTGCACAGGAGGGGCTCGACGAGGCATTCGAGAGCGCCGTCGACGGGCTGGGCGCGCTGCTCGATAGCGCGCTCAGCGGCGCAGCGGATGCGTTCGGGGCGCTCTTCTCGGGTCTCACCGCGCCCGGCGGACCGCTCGGCGGGCTCGGCGAATCGCTCGGCGGGCTGTTCGGCGAGGGCGCAGGCGAGCTGTTCGGCGATGCGGCGCTCGCAGTCGTGGGCGCGGGCCTGCAGGCGTTCGGACGCGAGGATCGCGTGCGAAGCGAAGCGGGCCGGGTGCGCTCGGCGGCGGACAGCGTCGAGCGGGTGCGCGGCATCGTGGCGGGCCCGACCGGGATTGCGATCGCGCAGGTAGCGCCCGCGATTGCAGACTCGTTCATCGGGACGAATCAGATTCTGCTGCGCATCGAAGAGAACACTGCGCGGGCCGCGCGGGCCGCAACCGGCGCGAGCACGGGCAGCGTCCCCAGCGGCGGATCGAGCGCGGCGACGTCGGCGCTTGGCAGCGAAGGCCCGGCGCTCTTCTGATGGCGGCAAAGGACGCGGACAAGGCCAGCAAGACAGCGTCGCTGCGCGAGATCGCAGCGCATCTCGGACAAGCGAATCAGATTGCCGCGGCGCAGATGAACATCGAGCACGAGCAGCTGCGGCTCGATCAGCGCAAGCTGGCCGCGCTCGAGCAGCTCGTCGACATGGTGCGCAACAGCCAGCAGGCGGGCGCGGCGGCCGTGCACGGCGGGAACGAGACGATCAGAGAGGTGATCATGCCGATTCTCGAAATGCTGAGCGCGCCAAAAGAACGGCGCAGGGCAGAGCCGAACGAGCTGCCGAAGGCGCTCCCAGTGACGCACGAGCGCAGCGGCACGCGCGTGACCCAGGAAATGGACTAGCGCATGTCGCTGCTGCAGACCAACGCGTTTGACTGGACTGACTTCCTGATCGCGATCCGCACGAACGGCGGTTTTTCGGGCGGGCTGGCGCAGGCTGGAGCGCAAAACAACACCGTCAGGGGCGGGCTGAAGTATCTGCAGTCTCGCGATCGCTACTACGTGCCGGCCTATCTGTCTACGACCGGCAACGTGCACCCGATCGTGCTCGATCCGGAGTTTCTGAACGCGACCGCACCGAATTCATTCACCGCGCCCGCGCTCGGAATCACTGCCGGAATGAATTTGATCCCTGCGCAGTTTGACGCGGTGAGCGGTGCGCAGCGCCTGTTTGCGCATCAGGGAGCGGGCTCTAATCAGGTACTGCACGAGATGAATTCCGATACGCTCACCGTCCAGGCGGGTCCGGCGTATCCCACAGCGAACGGTGATTTCGACGCCTCGGGCTTCTCAGTGCCCGGCGAGGGCAGCTGGTCCGCGGTCGCGGGCCCCGTCGGGCTGGGCGGTCAGTGGATTTTCGACGGCATCACGGACGGGATACCGGGCGAGACGGTCGCGACGGGCACCAACGTCTATCCCGAGGGGCTGCTGCTCTCGTTCTGTACCAGCGGAGAGATCGGCGGTAACTCGTTCACGAGCGGCTGGGGCTGGATCGATCTGTCGACCCGGCTGCTCGTCGGTCGGCTGGGCGGAACGCCTACGCCTACGCTGTTCCCGGCGCGTGCGGACAGTACGCCCGCGGCTGGGGCCGATCAGGTCGAGGCGTCGATCGCATCAGACGAGTTTGACTGGCTCGTATGCACGATGGTCATCGACACGGATTGCGTGTTCAACCGCCCCAAGGGCGAGCTCGCGCTGATGGGGAAGTTCAGTCCGCTGGTCAGTGGTACGCCCGCGCCGGGCACGTTTATGCATTCATACGTGCGATTCATCGACTTCAACCCGTACGCGTTGCCGAGTGCCGCAGGTGTTCCGCAGCGCCAACACGGGCGGATCACGTTCACCAGTCGCGTGCGGCTCGATATGAATCCAATGTTCGGCATTCCGGGTGAGCGCGAGTGGCGACTCGCACAGGCGGACTATCCCAATTTGCTATGGGATCCCGTGCGCCGGCGCTTCGTGGCGATCGCCGCGACGCATGACACGCTCTTTTCAGAGGCGCCGCTACAGAACGGCGTGAGCTTCTGGAGCCGATCACCCGACCCGGTAATCGTGACACCGCCCAGCCCGCTCAAGGTACCGCGGACGAACGACACGACGGATTTTCAGACGGTGGTGTCGGGCGATCTGGCGGAGCCTGCGCCCGGCCTCGAGGTCGTCTGGACGCTGGACCGGCGCTCGACCGAAGCGGAGTCGCTGACGATCAGCGGCGGCATCGGCACGACGAGCACGGTCGCAAACGGACCGATCGACGATTCGGTGCCGAGCAGCGCCGCGGGCTCGCTGCGCATCTTCGCCGATGGGATCGAGCTCGCCGAGAGCACCGATTTTACCGTCGTGCTCTCGACGGGTGTGATCACGTGGGTCACGGACCAGCAGGGCGCGACGCTGGTCTCTGCGGCCTACGAGCACCGCGGCACGGGTGCGCTACCTGCGCACGGCACGCTGCTCGGCTCGTCGTCTTCGACCGACGGCGACGGGCGTGCGCGCACGTCGGTCTTCTATCCCGACGACGACGATCTGGTAGGCAAGCTCGACCTGATCACGTCCGATCTGGCCTGATGCCTGGACAAGGAATCAGCTTCACGGGATCTACTGGGCCGGGCGGCTCGGAGGGCGGCAGCCAGCCGGACCCGGCGAATTGGCTGGGGCGCCAGCGCGCCTCTCAGCTGATTCACGATCAGCAGTCCACCATCACCGCGACGCAGTCTGCGGACCGCCGGAACGAGCTGATCGACTCGGCGAGGATCGGCGACGGCGACGACGCGCACGAACTCAAATGGCTCGCGGTGCTCACGGGTCCTGCTGCGATGGCGGCCGCGCGCATCATGTCGTTCGACTCGGCCACGGGATCCTTCAAGCTCGACCGCGAAATCGGCCCCGGGCTGGCGACGTCCGGCGACTTTTACAGGCTCTATTTGCCGGGCAACGTCTTCGCGAACGTGACGTCGGAGCAGGCCAGTCAGGGCACTACGGAGTATCGGTCGATCACGCTCGAGAACAATCACGGCGCAACGCTGACTGCGGTCAAAATCTACTTCGTGCCGCTCGGCTCGTTCGACGCTGCGGGCGTCGACCGCATGCATCAGGCGAGCAGCGGATTTTACATCGAGCGCTCTGACGGTGTGACGGACATCCTGAACTCGCTCGGTGCGCGCGTGGTCGGTGGCGGCAGCGACGGTTTTCTGGGTGGCACGGGCGGCTGGCGCCATCCCTTCGGCTACGCGACCGCGGACACCCTGGTCGCGAATCTGATCAATAACCAGCACATCGGCATCTGGCTGCGGCGGGTGATCCCGCCCGGATCACTGCGCCGGCGCAGTGTCGCGGTCCAGATCATCGCCGAGAGCACGGTCGCAGGCAGCGATCCGGACCCGCTGCGCGCAACGGGCATCCTGTGCTGGAACATCGACCGCGACGATCCGGAGGGCGAGCTGTCGGCTGACCGCTTCGTGCATGTCGGCGGAGGGGCACGGCTGCAGGCGGACGTCACGGTAGACGGCGTCCCCGCGAACCTACGTGCGGTGCGCTTCGCAGTGCGTGCGGGCGACCCAGGGCTGATCTTCTCGGACGACGACCCGCTGCCCGGCTTCGACGTGACCGACGCGCAGGGGCGTGCCTTCGCCACGTTTGACGCGCCCGATTCGCCGCTCTTCGCTGGCGTGACGTCGCATCCGCAGCTGATCATCGGAGCGGGTACCGAGGTCGGCGACCCGCAGCCGCGGGTGACGTTCTCGGCCATCATCACCGCGGGCTTTGAGGTGAACGCGGCGATCGAGACCGCGACCGAGACGATGCGCACATACTTGGACGACCCGTTTACCGAGCGGCTCTACACCATCTAGGGGCGAGTGCATGGCACCGATAATTTTCTCCAGGACTGTGACGTTGGCGGCTCCTGCGGCGTCGATCACGCTGCCGAGCATTCCGCAGAGCGCAAAAGACTTACTCATCTTCGCGCGCGTGCGCTTCGACGCGAACACGGTCAATGACCAGTATGTGGGCCTGCGCATCAACGGCGATGCGTCGTCTGTGTACCGCGCGAACGCGAGTTTCGCGACGACCGCCGGGCTGACCTCGGCCATCGTCGGAGATGGCTTCAACACGTCCGAGCTCATCCTGGGCCACGTCAACGAGGATCAGGCAGGCACCGCGGGCATGTTTGCCACGTTCCAAGCATCGATCATGCGCTACGCGCAGGCCGAGCCGCACGCGGTGAACGCGACCGGCATTTTCGTCTTCGACGACGGCAACACCGACTCGGAATACCGCAGAGTCATGGCGGGCGGCTATCACAACGACGCGGTGGCGGTGACCTCGCTCGAGCTCATGAACGAGGCGGCCGATCCCTTCGCGGTGGGTAGCGAGCTCACCGTGATCGGCTTCGCCCAGACGGGCGATGCGGCAGTGGTTTCGCGCGCGGCTGCAGCGGGCACGGTGCTGGATTTCCAGGGCCCGACGATCCTGGATTACACCGCGAGCGCGGGTGCGAATAACTTCACTGCGACGAGTCTGGTACTCGGCCGCACGCTGCTGGTGCGGATCACGGGCGGGGACGGTACGACGACGATCGGACTACCGGCAGGCACAGAGAGCCTGGGCTCTGGCTACGTGGCGGGCGATGATGCGTGGCTGTCGATCACGTGCGTCGACGAGTCCTTGCCGCAGTTCATCGCGCAAATTCGGGACGTGGCCTGATGCCACAGAGCGATTACCTGGACGAGCTCATCCTGAAGGCTGTGTTCAACGGCGGCTCGCTGCCCGCGATCCCGGTTGTCTACGTGGCCCTGTTCACGTCCTCGCCTGGCAAGGCGGGCGGCGGCACTGAGGTATCCGGCTCCGGCTATGCGCGGGTGGGGCTGACCGCCAGCGGTGCGCTGTGGGGCGTGAATGGTCCGCCGTGGACGGCGCGCAACGTCCCAAAAATCGATTTCGGCGCAGCGGCGGGCGGCCCGTGGGGCCTGGTCTCGTCGGTCGGCCTGTTCGACGCGCCCAGCGGAGGAAACCTGCTTTACTTCCGCACGGTTCAGACCGCGAAGGCGGTTGCGGACGGCGACCCGGTTGTGATCAACATCGACAATCTGCAGGTCATGGGGACGAGCTGATATGGCGGGCGAGTCGCTGATTACGATTCAGCAGGGCGACCCGGTCGTCGTCGAATCCGAAGTGACGTTTTTGGGCATCGGCTCGGCCGGCGATCGCGATGCGTGCAGGCGCATGACCTTTCCGGACTCCGCCTCGGCGCTGCTGCCCGACCTGGTCTATTCGACGTTCGGGCTCTGCTCGAATCCCGACCGCACATTCAATCTCGATAACGACGTGCTCTCTCACCCGATCACCGATGCGGTGCTCACGCTCGGCGGAACGCGCGTGGTGCGCTTCGAGACGGAGCTGAGCGACCAGATCGTGGTCGAAGTGTGGACGGGCTCCGACCGCAAGGCGAGTGCCGTGACGGCGCTGTTCCGGCAGTTCTACGACTACCTGATCAACTCGTCGATTCTCGCATCGGACGAGTTCATCACGTGGGAGCCGCGCGACCGAAACGCGTTCACCTATCAGATTGAGCTGCTCTCGCTGACCGTCGGCGGCGGGCAAGGCGAGCGGCGTTTTGATGTGCAGGATTTTCGCGACGTGGGCGGGCTGTCCGCAGGCGGCACGATCGAGAACGCGCTCGACGGCGCGAACGTGCTGCCGACCGGATACATCGACCGGGAGATGGAGCTCCGCTTCCGGATCGTCGGGAAAGTGTAGCCGTGCCACGGCCGCTCTCGATCGTGCTCGATGCTGCCATGACGGCGGAGCGGCGCAGCCCACGCTTTCGCGTGGATATCTACGACCTGCGCTCGACCGAGGGCGAGGCGAGCGAATATCGCATCAACGACGTGGTGCGCAGCAACGTCGGCGAGTCCGTGGTGTTCCCCGCGATCGTGGGGCCGCGCAATTTCACCGCGGACGTGCTGACGGTCGATGTGACCGAGGTCGCCGGCGACTACATCGATCAGGGCGTTGCGGCGACGACGGTCAGCGTGCGCGTGATGGACCCGCGCGGCACCCTGGACCCGGTGAGCAACGCGCCGTCCGCGGGCGATCCGGATGCGGATGGGCGCTGGCTGCGGCAGCGCAATGTCGTGGTGATCCGCGAGGGCGATGCGACCGAGGACGAGAGCAGCTGGCCGATCACGTTCACAGGCAAGATTCAGGGGCAGCCCTCGCAGGACCGCAACCGCACGACCGGGCGTTCCGAGCTCGTACTCAAGTGCGCATCGCGCGAAGTGGATTACCTGCGCTATGCGAACACGAGTGTGAATTTTCCGCAGGGCACCAGCTTCCTGGACATGATCCTATCGCTCGCAACGGTGTCGATGGGGCTCGATAGCAGCGAGATTGCGGTGAGCGGGCTCGGTGTGTCGGTGACGCAGTTTCGATCGACGCAGTTCGTGCTCGAGTCGCCGCTGGTCTCGATCGCGAAGATCATGTTCGCCGAGGGCTTCATGCCACGATTTCTCGGCAACGGACAGCTCGGAACGTCGAACGGGATCATCACGAAAGGCCCGGTGCGGACGTACACCTCGCCGACGATCATCCGCGAGCTGACGCGGCCCATGCTCGAGTTCAACGGCACGAATCACGTCACGGTGAAGGGACTGGACCCGGATCTGAGCCGCATCGTGCAGGGCGTGCAGGAGATCGCGCGCGCCTCGATCACGACTGGATTTTTCAGCACCGACAGCGAGATCCCCGTCCGCTGGAGCGAGGATAAGACGCAGCAGGCGGTCGGCGTGCGCATGAACGTGCTCGCGTCTGTCGGCGATTCGCTGTTCTCGTTCGGCTCCGAGGATTTCACGAATTTCCCGCAGTCGGACGGCGGCAGCGTCGAGGGCGAGATTGAGGTAGACGGCGGATTTCACCCGGCGCTGGTCGGCCTGATTCTGGTGGCGCTGGTGATCTCGGCGAACATCCCGAATCAGGGCGTAGGCATCGGCAGCGTGACGGTGTTCCGCGTGGGCGACTTTGTCTCACTCGCGATCGTCGAGGCGATCTGCGCGATACTGGGGCAGCAGGGTCGCGGTCAGTATCAGATCGTCGGCCAGCCCTATGAGTACATATTTCGCGAGCTCGTCGGCGTGGCGCGCAAGAAAGGCGTGCTCAGCGCCGACCAGCAGGAAGTCGAGATAGAAAATCACCTGCTCAACAGCCAGGCTGCCGTAGATGCGGCTGCGGTACGCGTGTACCGGAGGGAGCGCGCGAAGCAAAATCTGCGCAGCGTCTCGTCGGTGCATGACCTGCTGCTCGAGCCGGACGACATTTTCACGATCGGCACGGGGCTGGCCGCGCGGCGCTACATGATTCAGTCGATCAGCCGCACGCTGCGGCGCGGCGAGACGACGCTCGCGCAGATCAATGCGTTCGAAGTGACGCCCGGGGTGCTGCCGTGAGCGACCTCAAGCGCCTGATACAGCGAGAGATCCGTGCGTCGGCAACGCAAGGGCGCATCCGCGGCACGGTGATTACCGCGCCGCAGCTGAAAACGTTCGACGCGACCGGGAGCACCGCGCCCACGTTCGTATCGGACGTCGACATCGGCGCCGCGCAGGTGCTGCGCGATGTGCCGGTAAAGATCAACGGACCCAAGGCGCGCTTCTACGCGCAGGCGGGCTCGTCGGTGTACCTCGATCGCAACGCGCAGGGGCGCTATCAGATTGTGGCGCCTGCGGACCGCGTGACGCAGCAAGGCAACATTACCGACGTAGACGAGGCGACGAATCTGAGCGAGCCCGGCGGCAACGTCGGCAACACGATCGTGCGCGAGCCCTACGTCTACTACCGGGGCGAGGGGCCCGAGGAGCTGTTCGACCCTGCGGCCGACCCGGACGTGCTGGTCTGGGTACGCGCGTACGACCGGGCGCTGGGGCTGCCCGCCGGCATTCTCGTCGCGAGCGATGCGGACGGCGCGGACGTGCTGCAGCTCACCGCGAAGGCGCCGACTACGGTCTCGTTCGTGGCGGCAGTAAACCCTCCGGTTTACCGGCGCTTTGATCCGCTCTACCTCGTGACGGCGCGCAGCTCGGTCGATTTCGACGGTGTGACCGACCGCATGGACGCCAGCGCGAACGTAGTCGAGGGCTCGCCGGGCGAGCTGTCCGTGTTCGTGCTGCTCAACAAGGATGCGGCGGGCGCGGGTGCGGATGCGGTGCTCGAGCTGTCGAATTTCCGCCTGCTCTCACGGCAGGCCGCGGCGGACCGCTGGGCGATCGACGTGGGCGCGGGGGTCGAGGACTCGGGCGCGACGATCGGCACGTCGCCGACGCTGATCGAGATGGTCGCGGCGGACTACAACAGCGTGGCGCTGTATCAGGACGGGACGCTGCTGACGACGATCACGACGGCAGCGGCGGGTCTGGGTCTGGGCGCCTCGTCGCTCGGCTACAGCGCCGCGGCGGCGGCGGGCACGCATAACGGCCGGATTGCGGAGGTGCTGGTGCTCGACCGCACTGTGAGCGGTGCGGAGCGGCTGGCGATTGAGGCGTACTTTGCGCGCACCGCGTTCCAGGCGTTCTCGCGCTGGGGCACGGCAGGCTATCCCAAAATCACCGTTCTGAACGCGAACGGAATGGAGATCTGACATGGCTGCAGACGTGAACCTGCTGAAGAGCTTTGTCGACGGGCAGGGAGCGGGCGCCGCGACCTACGCGAACTATCCGGGCGACCACGATGCGAACTACACCGCGATTCAGACGGCGATCAATCAGATCAACGCGGAGATTGCAGCGTTCTCGGGTCAGTCCGCGACGCTGGTGAGCGATCTGCTCACCTCGCCGAGCGCCCCACTGGTCGTCTCTGGCTTCGTCGATGCGACGAGCTTCGCGCCGGTCGCGTTCCTGAGCGGTGACACGCAGATTCAGATCCCGCCGGGCGTGGCGCTCACGGGCGTGGGCAAGGTCGAGCTGCTGACCACGTCGACGCTCACGGGCTCGGGTGTGAGCGGTGCGCGCTTCGTGGCACTGAGGCAGAACGGCACAGTGACGCTTGAGACGCTGAGCTCGCAGGGCGTGATGGATCTCTACTCTGTGACGTGGGACGGTGCGCAGTTCACGACGGCGACGCTGCTGCGGCTTGAGACGGTGCTGCCGGCGGGCCACGACTTCCAGAATCTGCGGATCCAGGAGAACTACGGTCAGGGCTCGGACGCGGCGATCCCGCCGTTCACCTACGACCGGATCGCGGACCGCATTGCGGACATCGTGCGGATCATGGGCGGCGAGCTCGTCTCGGCCGATGCGGATCAGGCGGCGCTGCTGCCGATTGCGATCGGTGGCACGCTGGCGCTGCCCGGGCTCACGCTGGGCGATGGCGCGACGTACGACCGCACTACTGGGCTGTTCGGCACGCCCGGCTCTAGCGTGCTCGGCGTGACGGTGCTGGCGACCGAGGTGATGCGCTTCGCGGAGTCGGTGGCGAACCAGCCGCAGGCGCTGCTGCGCAACGGCACCGCGCTGGCGACCCCTCCGCTCGCATTCATCGACTCCGACAACGGGCTCGGGTACGTCGCTACCGATGAGTGGCGGCTGATCGCGGGCGGGATCGAGGCGCTGCGGGTGATCGAGTCGGCGGGCGCGGCGCGGGTGCAGATCCAGAACGGCACGGCCGCGCTGCCCGCGCTCTCGTTCCAGAGCGACCCGAACACAGGGCTGCGGCGGGTGGCGGAGGACCACTGGGCGCTCGTAGGCGCCGGTGCAGACGAGCTCGAGGGCAACCCGCAGGGGCAGATCAATAGCGCCACGCAGGGACGCGTTTCGGCGTCGGTGGCCTCTGTCTCGGTCGGCAACAGCGGCACGCTCGCGAATACCGTCTTCGACACCGAGGTTGCGGACGTGGGCGGCTACTTCACTGCGAGTTCGGCGGACTTCACTGTCCCGACCGGGCACGGCGGGCGCTTTGCGATCTCGGGCGAGGTCGAATTCCCGGCGGGCAACCTGGACGGCATCCGGCACGTAGCGATCGAGGTGAACGGCGCGGCGGTGCGGCAGCAGCGGCTCTCGCCCGCGAGCGCCGGCGTTACCATCGTGGCGCTCTCGATCGACTCGATCAGCGTCACGGCGGGGCAAGTGGTGCGGCTGCAGACGGCGCACACGGACACGAGCGGGGCGCTGAATGTGAGAGCCGAACTCAATCTTCAGCGGATCGTGTGAGAATGCGCCCATGCTGAGATGGCTGTTGCGCGGGTGGGATGTGGCGGAGCTGATGCGCGCGTGGGACGTGGCGGAGCTGTGGCGCCTGGAGCAGCGTGCGCGGCGCGCTGAGGCGCACGCGCTGGCGCAGCTCGAGCACGCGGGGATGCTGGCCGAGCGCTGCGAGAAGCTCGACGCCGAGGTGAAAGAGCTGCGGCTGCGGGCGGAGAACGCTGCAGCGGAGTTCCGGCGGCTGTCGGCGGACCGCGCACGGCTGGCGCAAGAACTCGCCGGCCGGCCGATCGAGTAGACTCGCGCGCGCGGAACAGGGCCGCTTGTGGCGAGCATTCGTAGCCGCGGGATCGGCCTACGGCTGCGAAGCCCTGGGACATGAGCGAATGGGGCTCTGGCTTCGGCTGGGGCCCCATTTTCGCGTCTGCGGGACGGGGGGATCACCCGTTCGGGTGACGAACGAAGAGCGCAGCGGCCGTGCGCGAGCATGCAATGACTCAGGTCTGCTAAGGTCGGCGCATGATCGGGAGCATAGGGAATGCGCCACACAACGCGGAGTGGGACCAGCACGCGGCGCGCAAGCGCGTCCGTGGTGCTGGGGCACGCTCGCCGGGGGGCACGAAAGTCAAAATCGGGGTCTGCCTGGACCGAGACACGCATCGCAGCTTGCGGGCTCTGGCGCTCGCGCTCGATACGACGCAGAGCGAAATCGTCGAGACGGCTGTGCGTGCTGCGATTGCCCTGCGGGCATCGCAGCCGGATGTGGCCAAGCGATACGAGTCGGCGCTCGAGCGGCTGGCGAGCGGCCGTAGGGCTGCACGGTGGCGGGAAGCGCAGCATGCGCAAGCGCGCTAGCCCGGCGGCTCCCGTGGCCCGCAAGGATCGCCGGGCGCGCTTCCTCGAGGTCGCCGAGCGGCGTGCGCAGCTCGCGGTGAAACACCTGCGGGCGCTCGCGCGCTGCGCGAATCCCGCGCTCTACGAGTACACCGAGAGCGAGGCGGCGCAGATCCGGGCTGCGATGCTCGCCGAGCTCGATCGGGTGCTCGAGGCGTTCACGGCCGAGCCCGCGAGCAAGCAGGCGGAGCTATTCAAATTCGAGGGAGCGGGCAATGGAAGTATTGACGATCAGTGAGGCGCTCGCAGAGCTGAAAATTCTCGGCGACCGGCTCGCGATGAACGCAAAATTCGTACTCGATCACGTGGCGCGCGACGAGCGGCAGCGCGACCCGTTCGAGCGCGAGCAGAGCACAGCGGCTGCGCAGATCGCCCAGCGCATGGACTCGAGCCGCGACCTGCGGGCCCGTGCGGTGGCGCTGCGGCGTGCGATCGCGCTGAAAAATTTCGAGGTGCGCGTCGAAATCGAGGGCGTGACCCGCTCGGTCGGCGAGTGGCTGATCTGGCGGCGGGAGATCGCGAAAGGCTACGGAGCGGAGCTAGCGGCGCTGGTCGGTCACATCGAGCGGCTTCAGTCGACGGTGGCGCAGCAAAATCTGCGCATGCGCACGGACAATACGGGGAGCTCGGGCGAGCCGGTGCGGCTGGCCCTGATGCTCGGGCTGGCGGAGCTGCAGACGCTGCGCGAGCAGCATCAGAGTACCCTCGGTGTGCTCGACGGGCGGCTGAGCGTGGTCAATGCTACGACGACAATCGAGGTTTAGGACTTCGGCAGCGAAGAGGGAAAACAGAAGCGCAAAAACGTAGGTCAAACGGTAGACCACACGACCTGAAATCGTGAAGTGCGGGTTCGAGTCCCGCCGTTTCTCCATGCTCGGAATACGAGCCTGGTCAACGCTGAACGCTGAACGCTCACAGCTAAAAACTCTCAGCGCTCAACGTTGCAACGCGCAAAGCTCGTAAAAATCCACTGTTTGCCAGACCGCTCCGGAAACGGTGCGGGGGCGCCTGCTTCTGGCGCTTTCTCCTGCGTGTGGCTGCTGTTTGGAGTCCGCCTCGGCTGGTAGGATCGGCACAAACTCATGGGGGTGAGAGCACGATGCATCGATGGGTCGTTCGGGGAATCGTGGCGCTGTGGGCGCTCTGTCTGGCGGGCTCGGCCGCTGCACAGGGGCAGCTATGCGACGTGCGGGCGCTCACAGGCGGGCGCTATCTGCTGATTTCTCACTGGCCGCAGGACGCTGCGACCATGCAGCTCGCGGACCGCGTGTGCTTTTTCCAGCCTGGCGTCGACGGCAGCGACGTGTGCACCGAGCAGCCGCTCACCACGACGGCGGGCGGCACGCTCTTCCGGTTTGAGGAGCGAGCCTACACCGCGAATCCGTGCGGCATCCGGCCTGATGTGCCGCTCACTCAGATCGCTGCGGTGACGGTCACGCCGGATCGGTCGCGCCGGAACGAATATCGGGCGTATGCGGTGAACTCGGCCGGCCGCGGTGCGACGAGCTTGGGCAGCTTCATCATCGGCGAGCTCACCTCGCCCCCGAGCGTGCCGAACGCGCCTGTGCTGCTGCAGGCGCTCGAGCAGCTGGCCGGCGAGATCGGCCGTGCGAGCCTGCTGGAGCAGCAGGCGTGGGAGCGCTTTGCGCGGACGATCGAGGCGGCGCAGGTGCCGGTGCCGCTAGGCGAGTAGCCCGGGCTCGGTGCGCGAGCCAAGCGCCCACGCGATGAGATCGGCTTCGGCTTCGCGGCGGGCCTGTACCTTGGGGATCGCCGCGAAGGCGGCGGGCAGTAGGTGCCAGTCCTTGCGGGTGAGCATGCCGCGCAGCGGCTCGAGGTCGTCGGGTCCGGCGTTGTACGCGAGCGAGAGCAGGGCGGACTGCACGGCTGGCGGCGCGAGCACCACGTGCTGCGTCACGCTGAGCACGGCGTCCCAGTACGGCGCGGCGATGCGGGGCAGCACGAGCGCGGCCGCGGTGCGGCCGATCGCAAATGCGCCGGGCTCGAGCTGTGCGCAAAACGCACGTGCGTCTGCGTTTTTCAGGCCGCAGGCTCCGGCGAGCACCCCGAGCTGCTTGGCCGTGAACACGTTGCGATAGAGTGCGCGCAGCTCGCCTGCGTGGTGAAAGCGCAGGTCAAAGCCTGGATCGAGTGTCAGGCCGGAATGCGGACCGGTGGGTACGTAGGGCGCGCCGGCGTGCCCCTCCCACTGCACGAGCAGGCCGAGCGAGCCGCGAAAGCCGTCAAAGGCGTCGAATCGCTCCGCGAGCGAGCGGGCGAGCGCGTCCGCAGTGAGCGCGGCGCGGGTGATCGGGCCCGCGACGCCGTCCGGGACGAGTCCCGAGCTGTGCTGGTAGGTGCGCACGGCGTCGGCCGTGGCGGAGTCGATGCGGCCGTCGAGCAGGAGGTAGCTCGCGCCCAGCCGTCCGAGCAATAGCTGCAGGTGTAGCGCGCTGCAGATCTCGGGATCGCTCATCAGCCGGCGACCTGCCCGCCCTGGTGGGCTGCGAGCTGGCGAATCAGCTGCGTCGCCTCGGAAAACCGTGCGCTCGCTTCGCCGTGCGCACGCGCGCACTCCCGGATGGCTTCCGATGAATCTCGGATCACCTCGGCCGAGCGCTTCTCGGAGTCCTCGTGCGCCTTGCGGAAGCGTTCATAGACCCGCTGCTGATGGCGCAGCATCATCTGCACCGCTGCGAGCACCGCGACCGCGACCGGTGTTTGCGCGAGGACTTCGACCGCCCACTCGGTCACGCGAGCACCTCGCGGGCGGCGGCACGCTGAGCAGCGCGCACGCGCGCGCGGACGGCAAGGCCCTCGAGCTTGCGCGCGATGCGCTTGGCGCGCTGGGGCACGACCGGGATGTAGCGCTCGGGTTTGCCGAGCATGGCGCAGATCTCGCGGTGCGGGATGCCGGCAGCCTTGGCGGTGATCAGGGTGCGGTCGGCGAGCGAGAGCGCGGGCAGCTGGGCATGATCCAGGTAGCGACTGAAAGCGCTGTGCACGAGCATCGGCGGGCGCGGATCGGGCGGCTCGGACCGGAGCGCGAGCGGCCGGCGTGGTCGGTGCGCGATGCGCTCTGCGATGCGCGCGCCCTCAAGGCGGCGCAGTCCGCGGTGCTCGAGCGCGACCGAGTAGCCGATGCTCGTGCGCTGCAGTCCGAGCTGCTCGCAGACCGCTCGGTGTGGCAGGCCGCGGGTGCGCAGCAGCAGTGCACGGCGCTCAAGCGTGGGCAGATCCCGCAGGCGGTCGGCGAGCGCGGGTTGCTGCGCGATCAGCGCCGCTTCTGCCGTGCGCGGGTCTACTCGTTGCCAGACCCGCGGTGCGCTCGGATCGTCCGCGCCCTCGTCCGCGTCCGCGATGGCGGAGCTGCCGTAGGCTGCGCTCTGATAGCGCTGGCGCGCGAGCCGTCCGCCGGGTGTCTGGCCGAGCAGCTTGCGCTGCCAGTCGGTGCAGACGTTGCGCGCGAGCTGACGAGCGAAGGCCCGGCAGTGAATGCGGCTGAGGTCTGCGCCCAGCCGCACGATCATCTCGCCGACGAGATCATCGGCCGCGAGCTCAAGGCGCACCTGCGGGTGCAGTCGGTAGCACTCCGCTGCGGCAGCGCGCCGCAGCAAGGCCAGCGCATCGTTCTGTGTCGGCACATACCCTCCGCAGCGCAGCTCTCGGTGCCGCGCGTGTGCAGCCATGATACCGGCGCGCGAAACGCAGTGCGCCGGCTGCGGCCTGCGGGACGGGGCAGGCGACAGCCGGCGCGGGACGGGCCGGGAGCGGGGCGAGGGCGCCTAGTCGAGCGAGGGGATCGCGCTGCGCTTCTGGGGCGAGAACGCCGGGATGCTGTGGGCCTGCGGTCGTTCGACCCGTAGCATGTTCCACCCGGTGACGTGGGGCGATGCCGAAAACCCGTAGTCGCGCGCGCCTGTGGTGAGCGGGAATGTGAGCACGTCGCGCGAGCCTTCCGCCAGCCGCATGCTCATGTTGACGGCGCCGGCGGGGATGCCGCACAGCACACCGAGCAGGGAGCGCCCGTCTCGGTCCATCTGCAGGCCGAAGGCGACGGGCGTGACGATGAGCTCGAGCGGAGAGTAGAGCGCGCTGAGCGCGCCAAACCCGAGTTTCTGGCCGGCTGCGGCGAAGTAATTGCCGGTCTCGCCGGCGTGGCTCTGGGCGGGTGCGAGGGTGACCAGGACTGCGACCGCGAGGATCGAGGCGAACGTGCTTCGGTGATTCATGCTGTGTTCTCTCTCTTGAGTGTGGGCCGCCCCCCAGCGGCCCACGTTTGAACTCTCTCTCTCTGTATCGACCGCTCGATAGAAACCTTTAGCCCCCCGAGGGGCGAGGCCCTCAGGCCCCGTCGTAGCACCGATCGGTGAGCGACTCAATGCCGAGCTGGCGCCGGACGCGCTCGCCGTCGGCGTGGGCCTTCCGCTCGGCTCGGCGGTAGTCCTTCATCGTGGTCTGGCTCGGGTGCGTCACGTTAGCCCGCAGGAGAACGCCCGCGATTGCGTTGGTCTGTCGGTCCAGGATCCGGGCTTGATTCTTGGTCATGGTTGCTCGCTCCTTGTTGCTGTTCATGACCTACTTATCGACCTCTCGATAGAAACCTTTAGCCCTTCGGTTCGGATTTCTGCCAGGCGCGGTCCTTGCGCAGGTAGTGCGCATCGGCTTTGGGCAGCGGCTCCGGGATCGGCTGCGGGCACCCGGTCTGATCTCGGTGTCCGCAGACCAGCATGCCGCTACTGCGCGACGAGGTGCCCGAGGCGCCTGCGCCTGCGCTGCGGATCATGTGCTCGGTCGACCAGAAGCAGGGACGGAGCGGACAGCGGGAGTCGAGGACGTCGACCTGCACGAATTTGCGCGGTGCGAGCCTGAGACTGACTTTCACGCGTCGGCCTCGCCCTCGTCCTCAGAGATCGTTGCGGAGCAGTACGGCTCGTCGTCGTCGCTGACGTCGCTCCAGTGCGCGAGCTCGACGAGCGCGTCGTACCGATTTCCGCAGCCGGCCGGCCCAGTCCGGATGCGGCCGCCGAGCTCGTCTGTGATGACGTAGACTTGCCCATCGTCGCCGGCGACGTACTCGCCCGCGCCCGCGAGTCCGTTCCCCTGCTCGATGATCTCCGCGCGCGGCATCAGATGCGCTCCGCGGGCAGCTCTGCGATGCACTCGTCCGCGACCCAGTCTGGCATGCGTCCCCTTGTGACGCGCTTGATGGTCTGCGCGATATCCTCGCCAGCGTCGAGCAGTTCTCCGCCCTTCCACTGCTTGAGGTCACTGTGCCATCCGGTCTCGACGCCGGCGTACACTAGCACTCGGCCGTCCGTGTGACGTCGGACCCGGATCCAGTACTGATCGAGCTCGCCTTGCGCGCGCGCTTGATCATGCACTGCACCGTCATGACCGGAGTACGAATCGCCAGTGACGCTCGCGATACGCGGCCACGCGTTCTCGAGGAAATTGACGGGCGCTCGGTCGGTCAATGTGGCTGTGAGTATCTTTTTCGTGTCCATCGTGTGTACCTTTCAGCGAATGTTGAGTCGGAGTCTGTCTACCCACCAGACTTATCGACCTCTCGATAGAGGACTTGAGCCCTATTCATCGATGCCCAGCAGCTCGGTCCAGTCCTCGCCCCAGGTCTGGACGCACAGGCGCTCGAGCGCGGTGCGCAGCGGCAGCAGTGCTTTTTCTAGCTCGAGCGTCTCGAGCAAGAGGAGCGCCGCGGCGGGAAACAGCGGCAGCTCGTAGCGAATGGGCGAGCTCGCCTGCGGCCACAGGGCGCCCCAGCTGAGCTCGCAGCCGCGCTCGATGAGCAGCACGAGGACGCGCAGGGCATGGGCGCGGTCGTACGCGCTCGGGTTTGTGCGCGCGCTGCAGCCCGTGGTCAGGCGATCGGCGTGCGCGTCCAGGACGTTGCAGGCGATGAGGGCGTCTGCGGCATCGAGCGGCAGCTCGAGATAGACGTTCGTGCGCGTTGGCTGCGGGGGCATGCGGGCGACACTCCAGACTGTCTGTGCCCCTGCATTATCGACTAGTGGATAGAGCTACGCTAGCCGTATCGACGGATCCGGCGAAACCCTTAGCACTCGTCACATCCCAGGGCTTTGGGTGGCCCTATCGCAAGCGCGAGCGCGTCCCAGACGTCATCGCCTGCGCGTTCGATGCACTCTGGGCAGATCGCGATCGCGCGCAGGACGGAGCCCTCGGGCAGCTCGTCCGAGACGCTCCGCGCGCAGTAAAAGCAGATCAGCCGAACCACGGCTCGCAGGGCACGGCGTGCTCGCCGCTGGGCAATTCGGCCACCGCGAGATTCGCGCTGCGGTAGACCACGCCGGGCCTAAAGCAGGTCGAGCCTAGGCACGGGTCGATGCGGACGATCACCTCGCCGCAGCGCTCGCAGCGCTGATTATTGCCCATCAGTGGGGCGACGCGGTGCTCGGTCCACTTCGCTCTCACGTTGCTCATTGTGCTCGTGTACGCGCGCGCGAGCCACGTCCAGAATCATCGCGACGAAATTGGCCACGTCGGCGCACTCATGCTCGAGCGCTTCCAGCGTGCGGCCGAGCGCGTCCTCGTCCGCGCCGTTGAACGCGCGAATTGCGACCTGTAGCTCGTGGAGCTCTTCGCGTGCGCGGGCACACAGCCAGTCGAGGCTTTGATTGCCCCAGTGTCCTTTATGCCGGTTGCTGAACAGAGCTCCGGTTTGCGGTCCGCACAGGATGCGCGCGAGAAAGCGCAGCTCTTCATTCGTGCTCATCCGCGTGGCGTTGCCTTCCATGCGCTCGCTCATGAGTCGGGATCCGCGCGCTTGCACTCATCCTCGAGTGCGCGCGCTGCGTCCGCCTTCGCGTCGGCCACGTTGGGGCACGTTTCCCAGTGGCTGACGTAGCTCTCGCCGAGATTGTGCGGCGTGGCGAGCTCGCCCTCGATGCCATACACATTTTTCACCAACTGCAGCGGTAGCATGCGGCCGGATCCGACGTGCTTCACGAACGCGATTTGCATCCCGCAGTAGCGGCACGGGCGGCTGTTCACCGTGCGGGCTGCTCGGCACTGCCCGCCATCGAGAGCGGGGGCTGCGCTGCGTGGTAGGGCACGGGGCGCAAGGCGGCGGGCAGATACAGCGGGTGGCTCGGAAAGCCCTCGCGGGTGAGCCGGAGCACGTGCGCGCGCTGGCTGAGTTTGGCGAGCACGGCGAGGCTGTGGCGGTACAGCGCCGGATCCTTGGCGTGCGTGCCCCACGCGCAGATCACGACGGCGGGCCCGCGCGAGCCGAGAAATTCCACGTCGTTCTCCGGTCCGATCGGGTCTGGTGCGCTGTGCATCCGCGCGGGATCGGTGGCGCGGAACGCGGCGAGATTCGTCATGACCAGCGTTCCGTAGCCCCAGCCCTCCGCGAAGCGCTTACAGCGGCGCACGGTCGGGTCGTCCTGCCGCTCGGTCGCGGTCGAGGGATTGAGCCCGATAAACTGCACTGCCGGTAGCATGCTCTCCCATGCCACGTTGAGCTGGTAGCGGTAGTGTCCGCAGGCGGAATACCATGCAGTGCGTTGCTCGGAGCCGATCTGTGCGCTCATCTTGACCACGGGCGGGAGCATAGCACGCGATCGAGAAATCGATACTCAAGGCAGTAGCTTTGAGCGGATCTTCCGTGCGCGGATCGGCTCGGTGCTGTTGAGGTTGCGCACGCGGAAGCGCGCAATGTCGTCGCGCGTGATGCGCCAGCGCTGGCCATACTTGGACCCTCCGGGCGAGGGCGTGTGGAACGCGCGGATCGCGTTGCGCCGGATCCAGTTGCGCACCGTCTGCTCGTGCACGCCGAGTAGGCGCGCGGCTTCGGGGATGCTCACCGCTTCAGGCTCCGCGCTGATCGTCCGCCGCTGGGACTTGCGGGGAGTGCGGTAGGGCGTCCGGGGAAAGCGCGGCGGCTCGGGGTCAAGCGAGTCCAGATCGTCGTCCTCAGGCGTCATCGAGAGGACCGAGAGCGCGCGGTGCCAGGCGTACGGGGAACGCGGGACGCTTGTAGGTGCCCCCTCTGGGGCGCCACAGCCAGACGACGTAGACCGCTCCGGCGGACTCGCCGGTCTGGGAGTGCGTGGCGGGCGCTGCGATGACCTGTATGCGCTGCCAGCCCTCAGCTTCCCAGCGGTTCATGACCTCGGCTGTGGGCGGCTCGAGGCCGATGCAGCGCTCCCAAGGCATGCTCAGCCGACCAGCGCAGGGGCAAGGCCGCGTGCGCGGATTTCCGCTGTGATGCGCGCGCGCGACTCGGTGACCACGGTGCGGGCAGCCCACGCGCTCCACTGCTCCGGGCGCGGTCCGCGGCTGCCGTGCGGCACGGCCATGCGCGGGAAGCGGCTGCGCAGAGCCGCGGCCAAAAGATCGAAATCCCTAATGTTTTCATACTGATATAGGAGCAGGTAGGTCACCTGCTGGCGTGCGGTGAGCCGCTCGAGGATGGCGCGCAGCGTGGCGAGCTCGGCGAGCTCGTCGGCGCGGCCGCTGCGGCGGGTCTCGTGCAGCCCGCCGCGGAGCAGAAACGCCACGTTCACCGGCCATGCGCAGCCGCAGTGCATGCACAGCCAGCGGCTGGCGCGGCGCTCCGCGTCGTACTCCTCGAGCCGCGCCTCTTCGGCCGGCCGGCGGCAGGCGATACAGCGGGCGCCAAACTGCAGGCCGCGGGCGTGGGCGAGCGGGCGGCTGGGGATCGATTCCAGGCGCTGCTGCAGGGCGAGGCAGCGCCAGAGCACCGTTTCGGCTGACAGTCCGGTCACCGGGCCAAGACTATCAAGTGCGCGCAAGTAGTGCGGCGGGCGTGCTAGCGGTCGGGACGCGGGTAGCTGATTTGGTTGGTCCGTGCGACGGCGTATGCCTCGTCGGCGCGGTCGAACGTCCAGCCGGCGACGAGCTCGGGATAGGTGCCGAGCAGCTCCCAGCGCGTGCCGCTCTGCCACTCCTGGAGCTGTTCACCGTCGGGGCCGGGCCTGCGCTGCAAAATTTCCTCGGCGCGCGCCTTGTTCATGGCCGAAATGCGGCCCACGAGCACTGTGTGCTCGTAGATGCCCACGATATAGAGGGCAGCGGACTGCGCCGGCACGGGAGCTCCCATGCGGCCTATTCTGGCATACGCGGCGGGCGCGGGCGAAACCCCGCGAGCAGCTCGAAGCCCTCGAGTAGCGCCCAGTGATGCCGCTCGACAATCATGTCGGGCTCGGCCTCGAGGCGGTCCAGGAGCGCCGCGGCGAAGTGCGCGCCACGGGTGGGCCCTGGTCTCGAGGTGAGGCGGATGCAGCGCGCTTTCGCTTCGGCTCGCGGGCAAAGCCGGTCGCTCAATTGATCACCTGCAGGGCGCGCAGTCTGGCGCGCTCGATGCGTGCGTGCGCGTCGCTGAGCAGCGTGCACAGATCGGAGCTGAACTCGCCTCTGATCGTCTCGCCTGCCGCGACGTAGCTGAGCAGAGAGATCCGCACGATATCCTGCTCTGCGATCTCGGTGCTGCGCGCCCGGATGCCTGCCTCAAACCGCTCGACCTGTGCCAGTGCTACTGAATCAACCATGCCTGTATCTCCCCTTTGCTGTCCCCGGCTCCTGAGATACGTATCGGCGGCGATATTGAAAACTTGATAGCTCTTCAGTCGGCGTCTGCGCGCTGCAGCTTGCTGCGCAGCCAGTCGAGTTCGCGCTCGATCCTGCGCTCGAGTTGCAGTCCGTCTGCCGCGGTAAAGCGGTTGCTACGTACGGTGCGGAGCTCATCTTCGATGCGCAGTGCGCGCTCTTGTAGCGCGATAATCATCGCTTCGAGGCGCGCGGGATGGCCGTCGTGCTGGTGTGCGTCCTGCGTGGCGTCGACGCTGCGCAGCGCCGCCTCGAGGCGCTCGAGGTCGCGCACGTAGCCCATCATCCACACCGCGCCGATCGCGAGCACGACGGAAGCCCACGCGGCGAGCGTTCCCCAGGGCGTGCGTGCGCTCTCGGAGAGCCGCGTGCCGATCGTCGTGATCGAGCGATCGGTGTCGGTGGCGTACTTCTCGAGACTTCGCCCCAGTCCGCCGATCTGATTGCGCAGCCCTTCGAGCCCGGTCTCTACAACGCTGATGCGCTCGGAGAGCTCGTGCACGTCTGCGGGCATGCGGTCCACTCTACCAGCGGGATCGGTGGGTAGCGCGCCGGCCCCTTACTGTGGGGAATCCGCAGCCGCAGCGCCGGTAAATCCGCCCATCGCTTTCCACTGCTCGACTTTCTCGGCCGAGCCGGCGGCAGCGCGTGGGCAGTGATTGTAGAGCCACTCGGCCCACCGAAACATCAGATGCCGGTTGTTATCGTCTGCCTGCGCAAAGGATTCCATGAGGTCGTTGCGCAGCAGCGCCTGCATGAATCCACCCGTCGCGATGCCGCGCCGCAGGTAGAGCTCGACGCCATCGGCCATGTAGGGAGTAGGGCAGTGCTGGACCGCCCGCGCAATCGCCTGCTCGACCATCTCGTGAAGCTTTTCGGTCTCGGCCATGAGGCTCCTTTCGTGGCTGGGGCGCGGCCACGCCACGCGCGCCCGCAGCCTACGGGAGTATCTACGGATCGATAGCCGGGTGCAAGCCGCGCCGCGGGAATCGAAACTTTGATACCCTAGTCAAGTTCTGTGCCCGCCGTCCGATGAGGCCATTGAGGGGCAAAGGAGCACGCGTTGAAATTCGCGAAGTGGATGACGAAATACGGCATGAGTCAGACGGAGGTCGCGGAGGTGCTCGGCGTACCGCAAAGCACGGTGTCGCGGCTCACCACGGGCAAAACGCCGCAGGCGCATACGTGTGCCGCGATCGTGCGCGGCACGCTCGGCGAGGTCTCGCTCGAGGATCTGCTGCCCGACGATCTGATGCGCGGGGTGCGGCGGATGGATGGGCGGCTGGCGCGGCTGGCGGAGCAAAAAAAGGTCGCACAGAAGCTCGAGCGCATGCGCCGTGAAGCGCAGGAGCGCGGCGAGCTGCCCGCGGACACGGGAAGCGGCCGGCGAGCGAGCTAGCGCACGCTTACGTCGTGTGCGCGCGGATAAATTCCGCCCACAGCTCGGCGTTCTCGGGCTTGCCCCAGTGTGGGCCGGGTGCGGGGTGCGGGATCCCGAGCACAGCGGGCTGACGCGAATCCAGCGGCTGGTAGTAGCCGCGCAGCGCCAGCCCTTGCGCGGCCGATTCCTTGCGGCCGATGATCCAGACGTGATCGGGAGCGTATTTGCGGTGCAGCGCGCGGATGAGGCCGAGCTCGGGCTGCATCGTGGCAATGTCGGCGCCCCAGATCTCGACGTAATGGCTGCGTGGGATCGCCGAGTAGACGCGGTCATGCAGCAGCTCGAGCACGGTCTGTAGCGGGTAGCGCCGGGTCGGCGCCGCGTACGCGAAGACTTTCACGGCCAGCTCGGTATCGACTCGAAGCGCCAGACGCCCTGCGTGCGCGTCACCGCGACGAAGCGGAAAATCGGATGCAGTGCGGCGGCGGCTTTGATGCGCACGCGCGCCGCTTCTCTCCACCGTCCTTTGCACTCATGGATCTCGACGGTGTCATCGGCGAGCCACACGGGCGCGAAATCCGGCGTGTACCACGCATCAAAGCCAAGCCGCAGCTTGATGCCTTCAAATGCGTAGCTGCGCACCTCGCCCGCTCGCTGGCGCAGCCACAGCTGATAGGCGTAGTCGCGCTCGAGCCCGTTCATGCGATCTTCGCGCACTCGGGCGATCACACGTGGCCCCCGTACTGCTGCACGCGTCTGCGCTCGGCACGGCCGCGTAGCGGGCCGATGACGGAAGCCTTGGCGTCGCCCTGGGCGTCACACCAAAACGTGGCGTAGGCGGCGCCGAGCAGGGTCAACCACAGCGCGCCGTCGTATGCCTCAAACTCGCCCGAGCCGCTCGCGCTGTAGCTGCAGGGCTGGCCCGGCGCGCGGATGGCCGCGTGCTCGGTCCCGACCGCCCACGCGTGCGTGACGCGCTTGCTCGCCGCGCGCGCACGGCGCTGCCCCTCGGGATCGATCAGGAACCGCACACCGCAGAGCGTGATGCGCTGCACCTTGCGCACGAGTGTGAGCCCGTCGTGTGTCAGATACCAGAAACCGGGATTGTGATGCAGCCATAACAACGGCATGCAGGATTGAATAGCGCAATTCCGAAGAAAAAGCATAAGCCGCACGGGGTTTTCCACACGTTTTCCACAGTCTTGCGTGTGAATTGCGGGCTCGGCATGATGCCGGCGGCCGAACGAAGAGGGCCCCATGAGTGCGTTTCTCATGGGGCCCGAGTACCCGCTGACAGCTTGACTTGAGTTGAATCTCACTAGAGAGCAGGAGCAACCCATGCACAAAGGACCGATGAACAGAGGAAAACTCATGAACACGAGAGCAAACCCATGAACACGGGAAAACCAATGAACACGGGAAAACCAATGAACACAGGAGTCAGCCCATGCTGGTCGAACAGATAGGTCACGTCAAGCTCACCGCGAAGTTGCGCACGAGTTGCCTGCGGGAGGGCGAGTAGATGCCGAGCCGAGTAATCCGAGGCGACATTCTCTCTAGCCGTTCTCTGAGTCGTGTGAGCCGCGGCGCAGACTGGTTTTTTCAGCGGCTGATTTTGGCCGTGGACGAATTCGGCCGGTGCGATGCTCGCCTCGAAGTTTTGCGTTCTGTTTGCTTTCCGGCCCGTCCGGACGTGACAGAGGCTGAAATTCAAGGGTGGCTCACTGAGCTACAGCAGTGCGACCCGTCCGGGTCCGGGCCTGTGCAGGTTTACACTGTGGGGGGGTGGCAATATCTCGCCCTCATAAATTGGGAGAAGCACAGGGGCAAGTCTAAACGTGCGGAAACAAGCAAGTTTCCGGATCCCCGCGACTGTCCGCGGAATTCCGCGGAGCTCCGCGGATCCCCCGGGGAATCCGGGCTCTGGTCTGGTGGTTCTGGTCTGGTGTCTGGTGGTAGTGGAGTGGGTCTGGCGGCACGCTCGGACGAGCGAGCGCCGGAACCGGAGGGCGCTTCGCGCCCTGCGCCTTCGGCGCCACTCAACTCTCACTCAATCTCAAAAGATGAGAGGCTCACGCAACCGCAGCTGCCGGTGGAATCCGATCCGGCGACGGAGTCCGCTGTTGCAATCGCGGCGCTGAAGCGCGATGTTCAGCGGGCGCTCAACATTCTCAGCGATGCACCCGGCGAAGCGCTGGACCGCGAGAAAGAGCTTTGGCTGCACACGCAGCTACGGATCGCCGAGGAAGCCGTGGCCGAGTCCGAGCTCAACGGCAAGCGCACCACGCTGCGCAGTGTGATCCTTCGCTACTGGCGGCAGTACCTGCGCCAGATCGAGCCGGGCTCGAAGTACCGCGAGTATCAGTTGCAGGCGCTTCGCGAGCAGGTAGCCGAACGTCGTCGCCGCGAAGATGCGGAGCGCGGTCCGCCGACCGACATAAACGGCAACCCGCTGCGCCCGATGCCGAGCGATGAGGCGCTCATGAAGGCATGGGCGAAAAACATCACCGTCCTGGGCGGCGAGCGAGACGAGCGATGACGCAGAAGATCACGGCGCGCTTTCTCACCCGCGATTCACCGTGTCCGATCTGCCAAGGCTACGACCGCGCGATGCGCGGGCAGGGCATCCGCTGTGCGGGCTACCAGACCGAAGAATTCATCTGCTGCACGCGCGAGGAATTCGCGGGCGGATTGCCGCAAAACGCGGGCGGTGCGTACGCGCATCTGCTCGAGGGTGCGTGCAAATGCGGTGTGACGCATAACGCCAGCCGCACGCCGATCTCGCACTCGCGCCGAGCCAAGGTCGTCGAGCGGTACGACTACCGCGATGCGCAGGGCAAGCTGGTCTATCAAGTCGAGCGCAGAGAGCCCAAGGGTTTTATGCAGCGCCGCCCGGACGGGCGAGGCGGCTGGACGTGGAACATGCACGGCGTAAGCACGCTTCTGTATCGCCTGCCCGAGCTACTGCGCGCGATCGATGCGGGCGACCCGGTGCACGTGTGCGAGGGCGAACGCGACGTGCACGCGCTCGAGCACGCCGGCGCGGTCGCGACGTGCAACAGCGGCGGAGCGGGAAAATTCCGGCCCGAGTACGGCGCGCTGTTCCGGGGCGCCGACGTGACGATCGTGCAGGACAAGGACCCCGCCGGCCGCGAGCACGGCGCGAAGGTATACAAAGCGCTGCGAGCGTTCGCAGTGAAACTGCGCATCGTGGAAGCGGCGACCGGCAAGGACGCCTCGGACCATCTACTGGCCGGCAAGGGCTTGCACGAATTCGTCCCGGTTGCGAGCGAGGACGAGCAAGCTGCAGCCGATCCGCTTGCGGCGAAGCGCCGCATCATCCGCGCGAGTCTGGAGATCGGAGATCCCTTCCGCGTGGTCACGGATTTCGGAGCGCTCGCGCGAAGTGTCGCAGCGCCGACCTGGACGTCGGGCATCGACGGAATCAGCCCGATCACGGAGTTTCAGGGTTTCACGCTCGTCTCAGGTGGTCCCGGTGCGGGCAAGTCGTTCCTGGCGGTCGCGAGTTCGGTGAGCGCGGCGATTTACGGTGGTTGGCATGCGCTCTACCTGAACGCCGAGATGCCGGCCGTAACGATTGCCCGCCGCGTGAGTGCGTATCTGCGCGGGATCGGGCTTGATCCGGAGGTGACGCCCGAGCGCTGGGAACTGATCGATGTGCGCTTCGGTGCCGATCTGCCGAGATTGATCGAGCTCATCGCGAGCCGCGTGACCGAGGATCGCATGCTCGTCGTCTTCGATTCGATCACCAGCTTTATCGACCAAGGGCTGATCGCTACGGAAGGGTCGCGCGATACGTTCGGTGTGAGCGCGCTCAAGCGCCTCGCAATGTGGGCGCTCAACGTGACGAGCGCGCTGGGCGGCGAGATCTCGTTTCTGGCGCTGGGCGAGACGAACCGCAGCGGCCAGAGTTTCGGCCGCTTCGTCGATCACAAGGCGCATCTGTCGCTGGTGATGACGAAGGACGATATCGACCCCTCGCGCGTGAAGCATCTCGAGGTGGTGAAGGGCTGGAGTGCAGAGATCGGCACGCGCGCGCGGCTTGAGCTTGACTGGTCGAGCGGGCGGCTGACAGCTGAGAGGGACGGACCACGCTATGAAAATTAGGCAACGTATTCAGGCACTGATGCACGCGCATGACGACGCCAAGAGGCTGCTCGATGGTGTGCAGACGATCGAGGCGGATTCGCCCGAGCTCGCCGCGCTGCCTGCGCAGCTGCGCGCGATCCAAGCGACGCTCTGCGCGGAGTTCAACCGGGCGATGGACCGCTGGGAGGCGGTCACCCGCGACGGCACGCACGCCGAGCCGGGTGAGGACGCGCCGCCCGACACCACGCACTGAGCTGCGCTATCGACTTGTGCATGCGGCCACGCTATCGTGGCGCGCATGGGGAAACAGCCAGCGTTTGAGGTGATCGGCGCGGACGTGACGCGCACGGAGTGGCTGCGGCTTCGCCAGGGCGGCATCGGCAGCTCGGACGCGGCCGCTGTGATGGGGCTCTCGCCCTGGACCTCGCCCTATGCGGTGTTCGCCTCGAAGCTGGTCGACGACTTTGACGCCACTGCGGGCGAGAGCGCACGGCTAGGGCAGTTTCTCGAGAACTACGTCATCGAGCGCACGGCCGAGAAGACGAAGACGGCGCATGTACGCTGGGGCGAGCTGCTGCGCTCTGTGAAGTGGCCGTGGATGCTGTGCACGCCCGACGCGCGAGCGGTCGGCCCGCGGGGCGAGGAGCTCAACGTGCTCTGCGAGGCGAAAGCCACGTCGTACGAGTGGGACGGCGTGGTCCCCGAAGATGTCTTCTGCCAGGTGCAGCATCAGCTCGCCGTGACGGGTTTTCGGCGTGCGAACGTGGGGTACCTGCGTCTGGGCGGCTTTGGCGGTGCGGCGTTCGAGGTGCACCCGGTGCGCCGCGATGAGAACTACATCGAGCGGCTGGTGGCGCGGACCGAGGAATTTTACGGCGCGGTGCTGCGCGGCGAGGCGCCCGAGGCGGACGGATCGGTGTCTACCGCGAACGCGCTCAAGGCGCTGTATCCGCAGCCGATCGGCGGAAAGGAGATCGCGGTGGGAAACGACTTCGTGCTGCTGGCGGACGCGCTCGTCGCGATCAAAGCCGAGCTCAAAACCTGCAAAGGCAAAGAGGACGAGCTGAAAAATAGAATCCTTGCCATGTTCGGCGATGCGGAAGTAGCGCGCATGCCCGATGGGCGCGTGGCGACGCACAAACTGCAGCAGCGCAAAGGCTACACCGTAGAAGACACGAGTTTTACCGTGCTGCGCATGCCGAAGCCGCGGTGAGCGGTCCGCTGGCCGTCCTGCTCGTCGGGATCGCACAGGCGCTGCTGTGGCTGCCCGTGGTCGGTGCGCTCTGGTACGTCGGGCAGCGGCTGATCGCACGATGGCGCCGCGCACACTGCGATTTTTGCGGCGAGCCGTTTGCCTCGCCCGAGGCGCTCGTGCCGCGCATCGTCGGCGAGACGGCGTACATATTTCACGCGAAGTGCAATCCTAAACACACACACACAAGAGGGGTAAGCACAGATGGGAGCATCACGCGCGAGGCCGCAGACGGCGGCAGGAGCGGCGAATCAGGCGGAGAGAGCTGTAGCGGTACTGCGGACGCAGCACGCGACGGTACGGACGCTGCTGGGCGGCTATCAAGCGAAGTTTGACGCGGTTTTGCCGCGGTCGGTGACCTCGGGACGCATGATCGAGCTCGTCATGACCTCAGTTGCGCTGGAGCCGAAACTTTTACAGTGTACGCAGAGCTCACTGGTCGGCTCGGTGGTGCAGGCGGCGCAGCTGGGGCTGATGCCGGGCATCAATGGCGAGTGCTGGCTGCTGCCGTTCCGCAACACGCAGAAGGGCTGCAGCGAAGTGCAGCTCATGCTCGGCTACCGCGGGCTACTCAAAATGGCGTATCAGTCCGGCGAGCTGGCGATGGTCTCGGCGAATGTCGTGTACGGTGCGGTCGACCGGTTCCAGTATCAGTACGGCACGCGAGGCTTTCTCGATCACGTGCCGTGCGACGACCGCGATGTGAGCGGCGTCGAAGACGCGAACAAGATGACGCATGCGTACGCGCTCGCGCAGCTGAAAAACACCGATGTGGTGATGTTCGACGTGCTGACGCGTGACAAGGTGCTGCAGGCGAAAGCGGCGAGCCGCTCATCCGAAGGCGCGAGCTCGCCCTGGCAGCGCTATCCCGATGAGATGTGGATGAAAACGGCGCTCCGGCATCTCTCGAAGCGCCTGCCCACGTCGATCGAGCGGCTGGCGACCGGGACCACGCTCGACGAGCAAGCGACGTTCGGGCTGCCTCAAAATCTGGGCACGCTCGCGCCCGAAGTGCCCGAAGCGCCACTGGGCGATGCGGTATACGACGAGGCGGACGCGCAGGCCGATGAGCAGTAAGCGCGCGGACGGCTTCGGTGACGAGGCGATGCTGGCTGGCATGCGCGCCTTTCAGGAGGCAGCTGTAAACCGGCTGCTTGAGTTCGCAGAGCAATCTCACAATGGCGAAATGCACCGCATCGTGATCGGCGCATGCGCGGAGCTCGTCGAGGAGATCGACCCGAGTGATCTGCTCGGGCGCATTTAGTGGGTTTGGGCTGCGGCCGATTGACCGATTTTGCGGGGGTTGCACGGGAGTTTTGTCGATGAGTAGAGCACGATGGTTTCACCCGATCGCTTATCTGTGCACGGCTGCGCTGGGCTTTGGGCTCGGTGCGAGCACGGTCAAGCGCACGCACGTCACGCTGCCCGAGCGGCCCAGCGCAGCGGCTGCGGAGCAGCCACAGGGCGAGGGCTCGAATAGCGCCACGCCCGTGCCCGGCGGCGCTGTAGCGCGGGCACCGGGCACGAGTGCGCCCGCGCCCGCAGTGGGGCGCCCGAGCGCCAGTGCACTCGCGCCGGATCAAAAGATCGAGGCGGTGCAGCGCCAGCTGGACGCGCTGAGTCCGCGCGCGCGCTCGGGCGACTGGGGCCAAGCCTACGCCGCGATTCTCTCGCTCGCCGATGAGCCGAGCGGCGCGGTCGAGACGCAGCTCTACGAGTGGGCGCAGTCCGGCAACCGTATGTGGATGTTCGCCGCAGCGGCTGCGCTGGAGCGCCGCGGCGATGCGCGCGAGAGCGAGCGCATTGCGGAGCAGGTCGGCCAGCAGATCGCGCCCCAGTACGACGAGGAGCGGCGCTTTCGGGCTGCGAACGATCTCTCGCGGCTGCGCAGCCCCAAGGCATTGCCGTACCTGAGCGAGGCCGCGAGGGATCCCTCTCCCGCCGTGCGGCTGGTCGTCGCGCAGGCGCTCGCCTACGTGCGCGATGACGGCGTGGTGCCGATCGCGCGCACGCTGCTCACCGATTCATCCGACCCCGTACGCAAGGCCGCGCAGGATGCGCTGGGCCGTGCAGGAGCCCGCTAACATGGTCCGCACCTACGTATATCTCGCACTGCTTGCGTTCGCGTTCGTACTGCTTTTCTGGGGTCCGGCTAGCGCACACGCGCAGCTCGGCTGTGACCCCGATTTCATCGGCCCACTGCTCCCGGATGACGAGTGCTTCGATGAGGGCTTTGACGACCCGCGCGATCCGCCGATCGACCCGCAGATCTGCGAGGATTTCCGGAACGACGACGGCGTGCGCGAGGGCTCGGCCGGCATGGGATTGACCGAGACGGATGCCTGCTGGGATGCGATGGATAACCTGCAGGGTGTCTGCTTCAACTCGCTGTGCGCGGGCTGCACGGATGCGGTCTGCCGGTGCGTGTGCCTGGAGCCGCCGGCTCTCGTGAGCGGGCGCATTGCGTGCGTCTGCAACGCTTCTGGCCGGCTGTGTCCGGACATTCCGGAGCAGTGCAGTGCGCGGTAGCGCCGGCGCGGAGCTGGGCCGTTGAACTGCGTAGCGCTCGCGCTCGGCCGGCTGCGCCGCAGCGCGCAGCGCGAGAGCCGCGCGGTGGCCGATCCGCAGATGAGCGTTTTCCTGTGCATCGAGCATCGCCGGGTCGTATTCGAGTTTGAGGAAGCCGTCACGCGCGTCGGCCTGGCTGCGCGCGAGCTCGCCGCGGCGCTTGTGGCGTTGGCCGATGAGCTCGACCGCGCAGACGAGGGTGCGCGATGAAAGGGACCGAGCGCCGCACGCGGATCGTCGAAGACGTAGACCCGGGCGGCTTGCCCCCGTTCGACTTCAGCCAGCTAGCAGAGGATCAGTGCGGGATCATCTGCGGCCACGACAAGCTGGGGCCTGTGCTCGCGTTCTCGAGCCCGGTGCTCTCGATGCGGCTCACCGAATATTCCGCGAGAGCGCTGATCGAGGCTTTGCATCTGGCGCTCGATGAGTTCGAAGCGCCCGTCGGTCTGGGCGCGACGGGCGTCTATCCCGAGGGCAAGGAAAACGAGGCCGATGAGGGAGAGCTGCGCTTTGGAGTGCGAGCCGATGGGCGCTCCGTCCGAGTGGTATTCGGCAAGCCTGTGGCGCATCTGGGCATGGACGGTGCAGAAGCGCTCGATCTCGCCGCGAAGCTGACCGAGTGTGCCCATGAGGCGCTCGCGAATCAGGGGAAGCACTGAGCGATGGACTTCTCGCGTTTCACGTCCGAGGAGCTCGCCGAGGCGCGGAGCTATCTGGAGCAAGAAAATGCGCAGTGGCCCGAGCAGCTCAAACTCGTCGATCCCGCGACGTGGCCGCACTGGAAGCTGAGCGTGCCGCCTGTGCGCGTGTATCGCTCGCGCCGCTTCCTGATGCTGGAGTTCGGCGCAGAGCACGGTGTCGTGCGGCTGAGCGTGATCCGCAACGTTCTGGCTGTGGACGGTGCGCGCTGGGGCGATCGCATCACGTGGGACGAGCTGCAGCAGCTCAAAGCCGAGGCAGGCTATGCGGATCACGATGCGGTCGAGGTCTACCCGCGGCAGCGCGACGTGGTCAACGTAGCGAACATGCGCCACCTGTGGGTGAGCGTGCACGAGACGTTACCGATGCCGTTCGTCTGGCGACGAGATTTGGGTCGATGACGCAGCCTGCGCGCGAGCCCACGTATTACATCGGGTGGAACGGTGCGGCGGGTCTGTTCATCTGGTGCCTGCGCTGCAGTCGGCTGTCCTACCACCCGGCAGACGTCGAGCACCGCTACTGCGGCGCGTGCCATCGGTATCACGAAGGCGCAGGGCTGTGATGGGCGCACCGAATCCGCTCGAGTGGAGCGAGGAAGATGTAGAGCTTTGGGCCGAGCTGCAGGAGCAAGGCGAATACGTCTCAGACAGTGCGGACTGGATGCGCACGCAGCTTCTCGCAGCGCTCGGCGCGCTCGAAGCGGCGCGCGTTGAGCTGAACCGGGAGCTGGCGAGGATTGTGCGACTGGATCGCCGCGTCGCGGAGCAGGCGGACGCGCTCGCGACCGAGGAGCACCTACTGCACGCGCGCATCGATGCGCTGCAGCGTGCGGGCAACGCCCGCGCCGTTGCCTTCGCGCGGATGGCCGACGAGCTCCACCGAGTGCGCAATCAACTAACAGCGGCAGAACACGAGGCGGGTGCGCTGCGCGGTGAGATGGCCGTGCGCGACCGCTTGCTCGATTGCGTGCGCGAGTCCTCGGTCAAGGCGTTTTTCGTGCTCGGTGAGGGTGAAACCGGGTGCTGGTCGGTCGAGTGGCGAGGGTACAGTGCGAAGATTCTGCCCGAGATTCGCGAACTCACCCTGTGGGACGCGATCGTGGCGGCCAACGCTGCCATGCAAACGGCCGAGACGCTGGACGACGCAGCGACGCGAGAGCGCGGCGGCGGCGATGGCGGGTGAGCTCGTGCTCTCGATTTTCCCTGGGCTCGGGCTGCTTGACCGGGCGTTTGAGGCACACGGCTATTGCGTGGTGCGCGGGCCCGATGTGATCTGGGGCGGCGACGTTCGAGCCTTCATGCCACCGCGCGGAGTATTTGCGGGCGTGATCGGCGGGGATCCGTGCCAGTCGCACAGCCGGCTATCGAATCTGGTCCGGGCGAAAGGACTGGAGCCGAGTTTTCCGGATATGACTCCTGAATTCGAGCGGATCATCCGAGAGGCACAGCCCGGCTGGTTCTTGCGCGAGAACGTCCCACACGCTCCGACACTGGAGATCGATGGATACGGCGTTCACAGCTGCCTGCTCGATAATTCCTCGCTCACGGGCGAGGACTCGCTGCCTCAGGAGCAACGCCGCAGACGCCGTTTCTGGTTCGGGCTGCGAGATCGCGAGCCGGTGGATTTGCGGCGCTGGATCGACTTCGCGTGTTTCGAGTTGCCTGAGAATCCGGCGATACTCGGCGGCAGCGCAAAGGTAAAGTCCACAGCAGTGGGATCAGGGCACGCATCCACACCTAGTGAATTTCCGAAATCTCGCACAAAGGTGCAGAGCGTGACGGGCCGACACTCCGGTGAAATCGGCGTGACGGGCGGACACAGGGGTAGCCCGGCGCGATACACGCTGGGGCAAATGCTCGAGCTGCAGGGTCTGCCCGAGGACTTCCTGGACCACTGCCCGCTGACGATCCAAGGCAAGCGCAAGGCGATCGCTAACGGCGTGCCGCAGGCGATGGGCAGAGCGCTCGCTGCAGCGATTCGGAGCGCACTCAAATGAAGCCGTGCAAGCGCTGCGGCGTGCGCGGACGTGTGCAGTCCTGTGCGTGGTGCCGTCCGTGCAAGAGCGCCCGCCAGCGCGAGCTGCGCCGCTCGCGAGGGGTAATGCCCGGCGTGGCGCCGATGCCGATGGCGCCGCTGGCGCTGCGCAGGCAGCTCTACCAGCTGGCGGTTGAGCTCGAGATCGCACGGCGGTGAAAACCATCACGGTGGACGCGGACACGTTCGCAAGGATCGCGGACCGGGTCGCACGGCGGCTTGCGAATGAGAGGGTCATCGAGCCGCGGGAGCAGAGCGCGCGCGCACGCGCCGAGTTCGATCGCGCGGCCGAGGCGATCGCCGACGAGCTGCACCGCGATACGCTCGACCGGATGCTGCGGTGATGCGCGAGCCGCGCGAGCCGCTCGAATTTGCCGAGCGCGTGACCGCGCTGCTCGAGGCCGCGGAGCCGCTTGCCGAATTCGGCAAGGACCTGCGGCGGCGCAAGTGTCACCTCGGCATCAGCACGGCGAACGAGTGCGCGCGCTGTCGCCTGGTGCTGCGGCTGCGCACCGCGATGCGCCCGTTCGGATGGCCGCGGGCGAAGCCTAAGCGCAGCTAAACGACTGAACGCCTCACGTTCAGTCGAGGTTTGTTGGGGGCAAGAAAGGCGGGAAAATGTCCGGAATCATTGAGCAGGCGCTGCGCCACTGCGGCCTGGAGCCGACCGCGGACCTGCAGCACGACGCGGAGGCGCTGGCCCGCGAGGTCATGCTGCTCGCCGATGCGACCGCGAGCTATCTCCAGGTGGTCAGCGCCAAGACCCAGCGTGAATCGGAGCTGCTCCGGCAGATCCGCGGTTATGAGCAGCTGGTTGGAGCCGCGCGGCCGTTTGCCGAGCTAGGAACCGACCTGACGGATCAGCTGTGCCACTACGGGCTCTGCGAGCCGCGTGCGTGTGGGCGCTGCAGCAAGGTCATCGCGCTGCGCGAGGCGCTTGTGCCGCCGTTCGATCCGCGAGGGCGCACCGATGGCTCGTAGCGGCTGGTTTTACCTGCACGAAAATGGGTCGCTGATCTACAAGCGCGAACTGCCCGGCACTGAGCTCGATCTGCGCGAGAGCACGTGCGTGCGCGCGATGTGGCCGATCGACCTCGCAGATCGCATGAACGCCTGGGACGTTCTCATCGAGGCGCGCGTAGCGGGCTGCGACTGGGACCAGGTGCTCAGGCTCGCCGAGAAATGGGGCTGCAATGATGATGACGCCGGAATCTATGCGCACCTGGCGGGCGCCGTGATCGTTCGGCCGGCGAAGTGGTACGCCCTGCGGAGCGATCACGTGCTGGGCGAGGCGTACGGGGTCGGCACCAGCGCGCTGGGCGCGCTCGTCGATCTGGCGCATCAGATCGGCTGTGATCCCAGTAAAGAGCGGGTGTTCACGTTCCGGCCGCTGCTGCGCCGCGAGCTCGACCCGGCACCGATCGCCGCGCCGCCGGTGAGCGAAGCGATGCCCGAGCGGGTGAGGGAGTGGATGAATGCGGCCGGGCGCGGGCCCAAGGGGCGCGCATGAGCGCCGCTGCGATGCTCGCCGATTGCCCGCGCTGCGGGAGCTCCCGGCACGCAGAGCCGCAGCGCTGGCTCCTGATCCTGGGCGTCTGGACGCACCGCTGCGACCACGCCAGGCCGATCGGACCGAATCCGCTGCACGATGACGAGCCGTGCGAGCCGCCCGAGCCGCTGCATCGAGGCGCGCACCCGTCCGCACGCAGCGCGCATCTGCGAGGCACGATCCGCCGAATCGGCGCGCAGATCGTGCAGAAATTTCAGCGCAGAACGAAAAGTTTACAAGCGAATCGACGTACCTGCGTGGAGCTGCTAAAAGCTGCGCAGGGAGTGATTGAAAAGTGATTACTCAATGGGCAATACAACGACGCAAATGCTTGACAACTCTCATGAAATCGACATTATGTCGGTATCGTCGGGAAGATCGCGCACGCAGCTGCACACAGCTGATTTGTGGATAAGTGCCCGAAATGGCTCAGGAAAAGCCTACAAGGCGCAAGGCCGCACGCAAGAATCCGCGAAAGAGCGGCGGCGGCGGCGGCGAGCCGCCCAAGGACGACCCGCCCGCGACCCCCAGACCGAAGCGCCCGAGAGCGCGCAGTGCCTCACGCAGCGCAGCGAAGCCACCCGAGGCCGCAGCGCCGGACAGCGAGCCGTGGATTCCCCGCCTGCTCGCCGGAGAGGGCAGCGGCACAAGCCAGAAGCTCCACGAGCGCAGGCCGGGCTCCACGAAACCCGCGCGGACCCTAGAGCCCAGAGCGCCCGGCGAGTGGCGCGGGAAACCGCGCATCGAGCTCGACCCCAGCGACGTATACGAGCTCGCGGCGCAGGGCATCACGCAGCATTCGATCGCGCGGCTGCTGCACGTCTCGAAGAGCCTCTTCGAGCAGCGGCTCGCCGAGGGCGGCGCAGTGCGGCAAGCGTTCGATGCGGGTCGCGCGGCGATCGAGCTCGACGTCAAGCAGCTGCAGCTCAAAAGCGCGCGGCAGCTCAATCCAGCGCTGCTCATTTGGCTCGGCAAAAATCACGCCGGTCAGGCGGACATCAAGAGCGTGGAGTTCTCCGGGCCCGATGGTGGACCCGTCGAAGTGCAGGCCGATCTGCGCAGCATCATCATGCAGAAGATTGAGCAGCTCAAGCGCTCGCGCGGCCGCGAATGAGCGAGGCGAATGGCCGCAATGACGCTCCACCGTATGCTCGCGCGAAGCCGCACGCCGAGCGGACAGCTCCAGCCCGCGATCCGATGCCCTTGGATTTAAGAGAGCGAGACGCGAGCGAGCGCAGCGAGGGAGCGTGCGACGCAAGCGAGCAGCGCGAGTCTGCGGCGCTCCGGCATGGGCAGCACGGGGCAACGAGGGCGGAGCGCGGAGCGAAAGCGGCGGCTCACGAGCATTCGGAGCTCACTGCGTCGGGACCGCGAAGGGCACAGCAAAGGCAGTGCGAAAGCATTGACACGACCCGAAAGCCGAATCTCCTTGAAGCTGCCCCCGAAGCGGGGGGAACGCTTCGGAGATCCGGCCGAGCCGGCACACCTACCCCCGGTAGTAACGAATTTCCGGCGGATGTGTCAAATTTGGCGGATTTGGCACGAAATTTTCGAGGCGTCCCGATCGATCCGCAGACGGGATACCCCCACGGTTATCTGTGGTTTGAGCACGAATTCGAGTGCCGCTTGGGAAGCGAAAGTCGGGACGACGACGACGAGCCGCGCGCGCCATCGGGGCCGGCCGGTGAGTGAGCGGATCACCGACGAGGAGCGCCGGCTGCTGGAGCTGGGCGACGCGGATCTGCTGGACGATCAGGCCGCAGTGCGGCAGCTCGGCACCGCGTTTCTGCTGCGCGCCTCTGCACTGAAATCCCAGATCGTCGAAAAAGGCGTGGAATACGACTTCCCGCTGACGATCGGCACGGTGCTGCTGCGCACGTATGCCGAGGCGCGCGGAATCGATCCGAGCGATCAGCGGCGCACGATGGATCAGCTCACCGAGTTGCTCAAAGTCTTTTACTCGGACGTGAAGATCGTGCGTGCGCGCAAGGCCGAGCCCGATGGCTGAGGACTACGCACACGCCACGCTCGCCGCGGCGCTCGCACACTTCCGCATGCCAGCGGAGGGCAACCGCCCGGAATTTCTCGAGTATCGGCCGTGGGTATTGGCTGCGCATCCCACCTGGATCTCTTGCATGTCCCGCAAAACGGAGCCCTATCCCGTCGCGATCGTGTACTTTCGGGCGCCGCACGCGGGTTTGCTCGACTACTACTTAGACTCGCATTCGACTCCGCCCGTCTGGCGCAACGGATTCGATGGGCAACCACCCGGCGAGCTGCTCGCCGACGACTTGAGCGCACGCTTCTCGCTCATGCTCTATCGCGGCGAGCAGGTCTGGCGCGATGTGTGACAGCAGCTTGATCGCCAGGCTGCGGCGAGCGCGGCAGCTCGAGGCCGTGCTGCCCGATGTGCCGCGAAAGCTGCGGGAGCTGCAGCAGCGCATCACCGGCCGCGAGGTCGTCCTCGATGGGCTGCTCGATGCGGCCGCAGAACTGATCGAGCATCTGGACGCAGAGCGCCGCGGGCTGCGGGTCGCGCTCGTACAGGCCCATAAAGAGGCTCAGCGCGCCGCGCGTGAAGGCTACGCCGAGGCACTGGACGATCTGAAGGCACTGGACGATCTGAGGGGACGCCAGGAGCTGGACCCATGACGCGCCAGGAGCGCCTGGAGGCGCTGCGCTGGGAGATCTGGGCGCTCGCCCTGCCCGTAGTCGTCATCGCAGCGTCGCTCGCCCTGCTGGCGCTCGCGTACGGGCGCCTGCTCACAGCCGCAGGACTGTTCCTTGCCGGGCAGTCCGTCGTCGCGGTGCAGTTCGCGCGCGTGCTGCGCGCGGTCCGAAAATTACGCTGATGCGCCGGCCGCTTCCCGACCCGCTGCTCGAGCAGGTGGCGATCGAGCGGCATCATCTGTGCTTCCCGCATCTGCGCTGCGTGCGCTGCGGACGTACAGCCGAGCAGATCCAGGGCGCTCCGCGGACGTGCGAGGAGTCGCATGCGTCCGGCGATGCGGGCTGCGCCGGGTGCGGGAGCGCTCCGCCAGCCGCGCCGGAAGCGGACAGCACGCAGGCCGAGCTCCTGAACTACGTGATCTACCAGCGGCCCAAGGACTGGCCGCAGTACGCCTACGTCGTCCGCCGCTGGCGCGTGGTGCCGGGCGTCCGCGCGCCACTGGCCGACATCAGACCGTGGGCGCTTACGCAGACGATCCAGCTGGCGCGCGCCTCGATCCCGCCCGGGCTCGTCTTGCTTCCGCGCTCACCCGAGGACGATCCCGTCATCGTCGAAACATGGCTCTAGGAGGGCACCCGCATGCAGCCGCGCAGCCAAACACCGAAGGCCGAGCAGAGTAACGCCCGCGTCGAGGGCGAGAGCGCCACAATTGCCGCGCTCGCCACGCTCGCCGCAGCGATCTCCGCACACAACGACTACGACCCGCAGATCGTCACAGCGGCCGTAGTGCTCGCTACCGGGCTGCCCGGCCTGCTCATGAGCTGGCTGCGCCGCAAAAATCCCTAGCGTCCCGCCGTGACCGTGGGTGTAATCCGCGTGCGCTGCGGCCGTGCGCCCTCGCGCGAGGAGTGGGACGACGCCATTGGCGCAGGCTGGCACGGCTCCGACGGCTCGAGCCTATCGACCGATCGCATCTGCGGCGTTGTCATCGGTGTCACCACGGTAGCGTGGTCGGATCTGCCCGCACCGATTCATGATTTCTGGTATTACGTGCTGCGCTCTGTGCAGTACCGAAACCTGATTTCACCGTGGGAAGCGTCCTACCTACGCCGGCTCGCAGACGATCATCACAGGCGGCTGCTGCTCGCGCTCGCAGGGCAGGCCCGCTTCGGCATGGGCTGGCTCTACCGTGCGCGCTGCTACGCACGCTGGTCCGGCCTGCGCCTGTTCGGCGGCGGCTCGATCGTGCCCAAACCCGACCGCGAGGGTTATGCTGCGCCATGACCGAGGGGGACTGGACGCTAGTGCTGTTCGCGCTCGGGCTGATCTGCCTCGTGCAGTCGATCCGACTCCAGCTCAGTGATGGCGCAGGGCGCCGCGTCGTGGACAATCCAAAGCCGCAGACCCGCGCACCGGTTGGCCCGCGCCCTCCTCCTCCTCCTCCGCCACCGCGCAAACGCGCGCCGGTCTGCTGTCACGTGCACAGCACCCGCTGGGGCAAACCGCGAAAGAGGTGACCGATGCCCGCACCGACCGATGCTGAGCTGCTCGAGCGCTTCCGGTATCACGCACCGACGAAAGAGGCGGTCGTGCGTCACGATGCAGTCAACGAGGCGTGCTACGAGCTCGCCAAGCTCATCCGCAATCTCGTGCCGTTCTCGCGTGAGCAGGCGCTTGCGCTCACCGAGCTCGAGGCTGTGCGCTTTCGCGCGAATCAAGGAATCGCGATGCATCACGACTCGCTCGACCCCGAGCCGTGAACGGCTTTGTTGCGGATCTGAGCCGCACGGTCGACTCAGAGGTTGCCGTAGGCATGGGGCAAGTAGAGCCCCCGTGGTGCGCCATCTGTAGGAGGCCCGTGAAGCGCTTCTCGATCGAGCGCAATTCTGCATTGCGCATCACGCGCTACCGCGCGGATTGTCACCGCGAATCGGTGAGCTTCGAGATCTCCGACTTGAAATTATGCAGTTTGCCGCGCGGACATCTGACAGACGCGTTCGGAGCGGAGCCCATGCGATGGGCGATAGACTGTGACTGGTTCGATGGCTCGGGCTCTACCGTGCTCGGTGCGCTCGCAGAGGGCTGCTACGACGTTTTTGCGATCGAGCAGGACGAGGGCTCGGTGGACACCGCACTGCGCCGTGCGCAGCGCTACGACCCGCTATTTCACGATGTGCCGATCGGCCGAAAGGAAGCTCATGGGCCTGTTTGAACGACTCATCGGCCGGCTCGCCGAGGGCGAGGCGCGCATTCCCGTCATGTCCTTCGGCTCTGCGATGCGCGAGCTGATCCGCGGCAAGCTCACACCCGCGCAGCTGCACGCTATGTTCGGCATGAGCGCATCCGAACAGTCCGAGCTGTCTACGCTCATCGGCTGGGCGCAGACGCTCGCGAATGCTGCCGCGCGCGAGCAACTCGCCAGCGTGATCGAAGACATTGCCGGCATCGGCGAGCTGCTGGTGAACGATGGTGTAGTCATGACCGGCAATCCGCAGATCACAATCGCGAACGTCGAGGCTGGTCCCGATACCATCACGCGCAGCGCAGGCAGCTTCGCCGCAGACGGATTCGCAGCCGGCCAGAGCTTTCGCCTAGTCACCGTGCCGGGCGCCTCGGGCCCCAATAACGGGATCTACCGCATAGCGGGCGGCACCACGACCCGCATCGATGTGACGGGCGACCTGCTGACGAACGAGGTGGTAGCGAGCGGTGCGGTGCTCGAGCGCGTGCTCTACGGCACGGGCCCAGAAGCGACCGCGCGCGTCATCGTGGCGGTCAACGAGCTCGGCGGGACTGCGCCCTAACACCTTCCTCCGCCGTGCCGCGTTCGAGATGCTCGCGCCATGCCTCGAACAGCAGCTCGCAGAGCAGCTCGGCAAAATCAAGCGCGCCAAACATCGCGCGGGTCTGGATCGGCTGAGCGGCGTTCTGGTGTCGGATCATGGTGCGGGCTCCCGTGTCTGTGTACCCATCCTATCGGCCGATCACGGCAGAACATTATCGATCGGTCGATAGCGCAGCAATAGGCAACGGGGGGGCAGCGTGGCGGTAACCGTGATCGGCAACGCCGAGGCCACGTCCGGCAGCTCCGAGGTCACCTCGCTCGCGGTGTCGGTGCCCACGCACGCAGACGGGGACCTGCTCGTAGCGCTCATCGCGCAGGGGGAGAACGAAGACGGCGTAACGGACCATCACAAGGACTGGACCCGGCAGCCCGGCGGGCGCTACATCTCGGGCGGCTCACCTCCGAGCGTGCCCGAGCTGCTGATCCAGACGCGCATCGCGAGCAGCGAGCCGGCCTCGTATACCTGGACGTGCTCGACCTCTTCGCTGATGGTCGGACAGATCATCGCGATTCGCGGCTACGACCCGGACTCGGGCGTGCACGGCATTGCGCAGATTGCCGAGAATCCGCAAGGCTCGGGCGACCCTGTATCCCCGTCCGTCACGACGGTCTACTCGAATGAGGCGATCTTGCGCGTCGCGCTGATCGACGACGATGAGGTACCGGGTACCGAATCGAACATCGCACCCGGCAGCACGACGTTTATTCAGGCCACGATGAGCAACGGCGGGACGTTCGGCGCGGACGTCTCGCTGGCGAGCGCAATCGAGATCCAGGCATCGCCGGGTGCATCCGCCACGCGCACGTGGAATCCGAACTCGAGCGAAGAGAACAACGGCATCTCGATTCGGATTCCCGAGGCGCGTATCTCGGTCTCGAGCGTCACGGCATCGCCGCAGGCAGCCGATACCTGGATCGCGCAGGGTGCCAGCACGGTCGCAGCGGGCAGCCTGTTTGGGGCCACGCAGGGCGCAGGAACGGTAGAGCTCGCCAGCAGCTCCAACTACGCGGCTGCGACGAAAGTGACGCAGACCGTCACGTCATGGTCCGCCTCGTCCATCACCTTCACCGCGAATCGCGGTGCGATCGCGCAAGGGCGGATGTACGTATTCGTCACCGACAACGGCGGGAATCGCAGTGCAGCGAAACGCGTGATCGTGGTGGATACGCGGCCGCGCGTGGCTGCGGTGCACAGGCGCGTGGCGCTCAACACATCGACCGGGCTGCAGACCATCACGGCCACGAACAACACGCTCGGTGGACGTACGCCCAAAGGCGTGCTCGTGCTGGGCATCACACGGACCGGCACCGCGGGAGGATTGACCGATAATCTATCGGTCTGCAGAGGCTTTGCGAGCGCTACCGGACCCGCGCAGGCGGCCTGCGCTATGCGCTCCGTAGACGCAGTGGGTACGACGCAGGTGCACAGCCGCGGGGCTAGCGATGAGCTGATCATGCTGCTGCAGACCGGCAGCGGCACGGCCGGCGCGGTCGCGGTCGAGGCGAACCTCGATGCGTTCGTGCCCGATGGGATCCGTATCAACATCGGCGCAACGAACGGTGTGGCGTACCTCGTCGACTTCCTGTTTTTCGCAGGCGAAGAGCTCGAGATCCAGGCAGGGATCGCGACCGTGCCAGGGCGCGGGAACGTGTCTTCGGTCGCGCTCTCGATCGGCGACCCGGACGTGCTGTTCATGGCCGGCGCCGGAGGTCAGCTGAACGACTCGGCAATCACAGGTGCGAGCTATACGTTCGGCGGTGCACGGCTGCGCACGCGGCTGGGCGCGGCCACCGAGCAGGCAATGCTCTGTCACACGATCCCGAGTGGCGTGACGACGACGGCACCCGTCAGCGCCGCAGACAGCGGCTTTGTGGCCGGCGTGAGCTCAGCCAGCGGTGCGCAATGGAAAGTCAAAGCAGAGCCCGAGCGCGATGCGGGATTCCGCCTGGTCAACCATCAGGACACGCCCGGCACCGTCCAGGTCGCCTATCTCGCCATTCGCTGGCCGGGTGCGCGCACCGAATTCGGCTTTGTGTCCAGCCCGACGGGGACCGGAATCGTCGACCGCAACATCGGCTGGAGGCCGCACTGCATCCTGTTCGGAGGCTCTCGCGTGCAAACCGTCGGGACGCTCGAGCAGGACGTCGATGCGGGCCCGCAGTCGCTCAGCTACGTAGCGGCGAACGACCGCGAGCCTGCAGTGATCGGCTGCGTGCAGGTCAACTCCGAAGACGGTCAGAGCACGTCGAACGAACAGCAGGAGCATCTGCTGCAGCACGTGCTGCGCTGCCGCACAGTGTCGACCGACCTCGGCGCGCTGATGGTCAATTACTCGGACACGGGCTATGCCATTTCCTGGCAATTCGTCCTTGCAGCCGGCCGCGCGCAGCTGCACTGCGTGATCGAGAACGTCTCGGGCGCGCTGCTGGCGCAGGTGCACGGCGAGACGGTCGAGCTGGATGAGACGCGGCTCGCCGCACGCGAGCTCTCGCGCCAGCGCAGCGAGGAGCTCAGCCCAGACGAGACGCGCGCCGGCGTGCGTGCACTGATCCGCCAGATCAGCGAGGCGGTCGATGTGGCCGAGAGCATCGCGCGCGCGAGCGGACTGATTCGCGCTGCAGGCGACGCGGTGACGCTCGCCGAGGTGCCCGGGCGTGCGCGCACGATGGCGCGGACCCGGGACGGATCCGTCACGGCCGAGCAGGACGTGCTCCGCGTGCGCACGATGGCGCGGCTGGCGGGCGAGAGCATCACAGCCGACGAGACGTCTGCGCGCATGCGCGCGCTCTCGCGCGCGGTCGATGAGCCAGAGCAGATCGCCGAGGACGTGGCGCACATTCGCGCCATCTGCAAAGCGGTCAGCGAAGCGCTGGAGCTCGGCGAGACACTCGCCCGCATCCGCGCACTCGCCAGAGCGGTCAGCGAGTCGCAGAGCATCTCAGAGAGCGCCGTGCGCGCCCGCGCGCTCGCCAGAGCGGTCCAGGAGCTCGAGCAGCTCGCACAGACGCACGCCGCAGCGCGGACGCTGATCCGGTCCATATCCGAGCTCGTGCAGCTCACCGAGAGCGCAGCCAAGTTGCGCGGCCTGGTGCGCGCCGTCGACGAGACGGAACGAATACTCGAGGACGTCGTCCAGGCCGGCGTCGCGAAGATTGTGCAAGTCATCGACGAGGCGCTGCAGCTGCTCGAAGACTCGGTCAGCGTACGTGGCCTCGTCCGCGTGCTCGCCGACGTGATCGAGAGCAGCGAGGGCGCAGTGCGCGCGCTGGGACTCGTCCGGGCGCACGGTGAGCTCGTGCAGGTCGCGCAAACGCTCGCCGCGATCCGCGGACTGGTGCGTGCGACCGATGAGCTCGAAAATGCGCTCGAGGACGCGGAGCGCGTGCGGACGCTTGCCCGCGCGGTCGATGAGACAGAGCGGCTGGCCCAGAGCGTGGCGCGCATGTTCGCGCTTGTGCGCGTGGCCGACGAGGCGCTACAGGTGCTGGGGAGCGCACTGCAGGTGCGCGGCCTGGTGCGCGCGGCCGACGAGGCGCTGCAGCTTTCTGAGTCGACGAGCCGGGTGCGCGGGCTGCTTCGCTTCAGGGATGAGCAGCTCTCGGTCGCCGAAACGATCGCTCGGCTGCGGAGCGCCGTCCGCGCTATCGATGAGCTCGTGCAGCTCGCCGACGCGCAGGTGCGTGCCCGCACGCTCGCACGGGCGCTCTCGGAAGTCGTGCAAGTGCTTGAATCTGCTGATCTTTTGCGCGGTCGCATGCGCCAGCACAGCGAGCCGGTCCAGATCGTAGAGCAGGCGCTGCGCGTCACCGGGCTGCGCAAGGCGGTCAGCGAGACGGTGCAGCTCGCTGAGACGCTCGCCCGGCGGGTCGGCTTGATTCGGGCCGTGGGCGCCCTGGTGACGCTGATAGAGGGCGCTGTGCGCACTCGCACGCTCGCACGTCTATCGGATGAGCTCGTGCAGCGGGGCGAGAGCACGCGGGCCCCAAGGGACCTCAGCCGAGCGGTTTCGGCGCTCGTGCAGCTCACTGAGAGCGCGCGGCACGCGCTGGGGCTGCTCAAGAGCGTCGATGAGGCAGAGCAGCTGCCCGAGAGCGCCACACACAGCCGCGGACTGCTGCGCGCCGTCACGCACGCCGTCCAGATCGTGCACAGCAGTGCGCACGCGCTCGGGCTCGTCCGCATCGCCGAGGACCTGGTCCGGTCGATCGAAGTCGCCACACGCAGCCGCGCGCTCGCGCGCGTGCACACCGAGCTCGAGAGCCTGCTCGACGAGGCGGTCCGCGTGCGCGGCATCGTCCGCGTCGCCGAGGACCTGGTGAGCGTGCTCGAGAGTCAGCTGGACGCGCTCGGCACGGTCGGCAAGCTCATCGGACGCGCGATCATCCGAGCCGCCGTCTCAGCGTCCGCGATCTTCGGCGCTGGCACCGTGTCCGGCCGTGTGCGCATGGGGCAGAGTGCGGTGCGCGGCACTGTCCGCATCGATGAACCGTGAAAAAGCGAGGGCTGTAATATGTTTGGCGTCTTCGGAAGCTTGCTGCTGCTCCTGATCGCATTCGCTGCGGGCGGCTTCGTAACGCTAGTCGTACTGCTCGCGGTCTCAAACGTGCTGCAGGAGCGCGCTGCGAAGCCCGGGCGCAGCGGCGCGAACTCGCGCGAGCCCGTCAAGGAACACGTCAGCGCAGTGCTCAGAGACATTCCGAGCGGCAGCGCCCGCTCTATCCACTAGACGCCGGAGGATTTGCACCGATGCTCATCAGATCAGCAGTAGACGGACTCGAGGGCGTGCTGCGCAGCCGTGCGGGCCTATGGTTCCGCCGCTTCGACGCGCTCCAGCCGCGACACAGAAACGTCTTCGCGGTGCTGCACAGGCCCAGCGGCTTGCTCGTCATCCCTGCGTCGAACATCGTCACCGACCTCGGGGATCAATACTACGCCGAGCAGGGTGCGGGCGAGACGCCGACGAATTTCGGAACGCCCATCATGGAATTGGCGACGGCTGGGACGCCCGGCAAGACAGCCGATCGGTCCGATTTCACCGTCGTCACCGCGACGCAGAAAGCGATCGACGGATCGTATCCGCAGACCGACGACGGAGATGCCGACAATTCGGGCACGACCGGCATCGACGTGGTGACCTGGCGCACGAGCTGGACGCAGGGCGACTTCACGCAGGCCGGGATCACGCACGGCACGATCACGAACACCTCTCCGGGCGCTTCCGAGCCGCTGCTCACGGGCTACGCATTCGCCGCGTCGTTCGACAAGACGGCCGACGATACGCTCAAGGTGTTCGTAAATCACGAGATGCTGGGCGTATAAATGGCGGAGTCGGTGGGCGGATCCAATGAGGCTATGCGAGAGCGCTCAGGGTCCGTCTCATCGTCAGACCCGCTCGTTGCGCTGCTCTATTGGCTCATGCGCGACGGACATCTCTCACCCGGAAAGGTCGAATCTGTGCTTCTCAAGCTGACGCCCGGGATGGAATATCAATATACCAATGGATGGCTCGCGGAGTACGCCAAGGACATCGCGGAGCGGGTGAGGTAGCTATGGCATGCAACGCACTCGTCAACGGCATCACGCTCACCGAGTGCGGTAGCATGGCGTTCAACTCCGATGCGCTGTTCCAGTTTCTCGATGCGCTGAACGAGGCGGACACACCTCCGAGCGAGGTGACGGGTGCCACGGTGACCGTCTCGTTCACAGACCACGGCACGGGTCTGCCGATTTTGGGACCCGTGCCGATGCCCGAGGTCAGTCCGCCGTCGAACGATTACCAGACCAGCGTCTTTATCGACGCTGCGAACGGCTTCGCGGCCGGGCAGATCGTGCTCGTCACGATCGACTTTGACGGCGGACCAGGGCTCAAAGCGCAGCGCTCATCGGTGCTTCCCGTAGTTGCGTAGCGAGCTCCTCGAGCAGCTCATCGATGAGCCGGACGATGCGGTGCGCACGCTGCTCACCGACCTGGGCGAGCAGGAGCAGCGCGAAATCGCCGCGAGTCTGTTCGACTGGGAGGGCGAATTTGCACGCCCCGAGCAGTGCGAGCCCGAAGGGCCCTGGTTCATTTGGGCGCTAAACGCAGGCCGCGGATTTGGGAAGACCCGGACGGGCGCAGAGTGGATTCGTAAAGAGGCGCTGCGCGCGCCTGGACGCCGAGGCGGCATCATCGCGCGCACCGCGGCCGACATCCGCGACGTCATGATCGAGGGGCCCTCCGGCATCCTGGCGTGCTGCGCGCCCTGGGAGATGCCCAAATACGAGCCCAGCAACCGCCGGCTGATCTTCCCGAACGGCTCGAAAGTGCTGTGCCGTTCGGCCGAGAAACCCGACTCGATCCGCGGTCCGGAGTTTGAATTCGCATGGGCGGACGAGCTCGCATCCTGGGTCCGGCTGCGCGCGTCATGGGATAACCTGATGTATACGCTGCGCGCGGGCCCAAAGCCGCGTCTGTGCATCACCACGACCCCGAGGCCGCTGCGCTTCCTGAAGGAGCTGTACGCGCGTGATCACACTGTGGTCACGGGCGGCTCGACGTACGACAACCAGCGCAATCTCGCACCCTCGTTTTTCGATGAGGTGATCGAGAAGAACGCAGGGACGACCAAAGGCCAACAGGAGATCTTTGCCAAGATTCTCGACGAGGCCGACGGCGCGCTCTGGGGCCGCAAGCTCTTCGACGATCACCGACTGGGCGCGGGCGAAGTGACGCCGGACCTTGACCGCATCGTCGTCGCGGTCGATCCCAACACCACGACCGGCGAGGATGCGGACGAGGTTGGCATCGTGGCGGCGGGCCGTTCCTGGCACCGAAACGCGCGCGGCAAGCTCACCTCGCATTTCTACGTGCTGCAGGATGAGAGCGGCGACATGGGTCCGCTCCAGTGGTCGCACAAGGTGCTCGACGTGTTCGATGCACAGAGCGCCGACCGCATCGTCGGCGAGGTCAACAACGGCGGCGAGCTCGTCGAGATCACCCTGCGCACCGTCCGCGAGGAATTCCCCTACAAGGCTGTGAACGCATCGCGCGGCAAGGCGATCCGGGCCGAGCCGATCGTCGGGCTCTACGAGCAGGGACGGGTGCACCACGTCGGATATTTCACCGACCTGGAGGATCAATGCTGCAATTTTGTGCCGGGACAGTCGGACTACTCGCCCGGCCGGCTCGATGCTCTGGTGTGGGCGATCACCGAGCTGATGGGCAGTAAACTCGACGAGGTGCAGAGCGTGAGCGGTATTGGCAAGGCCGACCGCAGTTCACCCTGGGGGGCAATGTAGTGGCCACAGACGACAGTGTGCTGAAGCTCCTGCCGGGAGCGGACCGCACCGACCCGCTCGAAGCACTCGGAGTCTCTGGGCTCGAGCAGCACGGCGGAATGATTCATGAGGAGTTCTTGCCCGAGCTGCGCGGCAAGCGCGGAATCAAAGTGCTCAAGCAGATGCGCGACAACGACCCGGTCATCGGCGCGCTGCTGTTCGCGATCGAGATGCTCATCCGGCAAGTAGACTGGAGCGTAGAGCCGGCGAGCGAGTCGCCACGAGACGTCGATATCGCCGAATTCGTCGAGAGCTGCCTCTTCGACATGCATGACACGTGGGACGATACGCTCTCCGAGATTCTCTCGATGCTCTGGGCTGGCTTCGCACCGATCGAGGAGGTCTACAAACGCAGGAGCGGCCGCAACATCGACCCGGCGCTCGGATCCAAACACCGAGACGGGCGCATCGGCTGGAAGCGGCTCGCGCTGCGCGCGCAGGAAACCATCGAGCGGTGGCTGTTCGACGAGCACGGCGACGTGATCGGGCTGCATCAACAGGCGCTGCCGGATTTCCGCATCCGCGTCATCCCGATTCAGCGGCTGCTGCTGTTTCGTCCGAGCGCGCACAAAGGCAATCCAGAAGGGCGCAGCATCCTGCGCAACGCCTACCGGCCCTGGTACATGAAAACCAAAATCGAGACGATCGAGGCAATCGGCGTCGACCGCGACCTGACCGGCCTGCCGATGGCGCTCGTGCCGCCCAAGCTGCTAAACCCGAACTGCACAGACGAGCAGCGCGCACTGCGCAGGGAAATCGAGCAGATCGTGACGAACATTCGCCGCGATGAAAAAGAGGGCATCGTATTTCCGCTGGCATACGACGAGAAGGGCAACCAGACCTACAAAATCGAGCTGCTCACAACCGGCGGACAGCGGCAGTTCGACACCGACGCGATCATCAATCGCTACGACCGCCGCATTGTGGGCACCGTGCTCGCCGATTTCCTGATGCTGGGGCAGGCGGGGCAGACCGGATCATTCGCGCTCGCTGAGAGCAAGACTGAGCTGTTTGCGGTGGCCATCGGGGCGTTTCTCGAGGCGATCGTCGAGCAGTTCAACCGCTTCGCGATCCCACGGCTGCTCGAGCTGAACGCGTTCGTAGCCGATGAGACGCCGACGCTGGCGCACGGCGACATCGAAAGCGTATCGATCGAGAAGCTGGGAGCGTACGTCGCGCAGCTCACGAACGCCGGAATCGACCTCACGGGACCGGCCACGCAGCGCCACCTGCGCCAGCAGGCGGGCCTGCCGGACGAGGATCCGTCCGAGCTGCCGCTGCCGCCTTTGCCCGGGCCGCAGCCGCCCAAGCCGCCGGCTACGACCGATGACCTCTCCGACTAGCCGCGCGAGCGTACAGCTGGGCAGTCCAGCCAGCCGGCCGCAGGCGAGCAGGCCGGCACGCGGACCAGCCGGCCGATCCGGCGAGACGATGGGCGCGCAGTGCGCGGGATACCTGGCGCAAGCGGCCTGCAGACGCTGCGGCGGACAGACGCCGCATCTGGTGCTGCGCCGCTCCCTCGAATGCAAACGCTGCCTGACGCTGCGCGCACGGCGGCCGGGCGATCCGGACCCACTCTAGGGAGAGCCTGCATGTTTCGATTCGCGGCTGCGAAATCCCGCAGGCGCGGGCCGATCGCCAAGGTAAGCCGCAAGGAACGGCAGGCGAACCGCGAGCTGCGCGAGGCGCTCGCAGCGAAGTTTGAGCGCGAGTATCTCGAGATCATCGAGCGCGGACGCTTCGACGTAACCGAGGAGCTGCTCGGGCGCATCCTCACAGGCACGGTGCTGGGCGTGCCCGAGGAAGGGCTGGCGTCGATCCAGGCGGACATTGCGACCGCGCTGTCGAATCAATTTCGCGAAGCGATCGATGGCGGTGCACGGCTGGGGCTGCGCTTCTCGGGTGCGCCCTCGATCGATATCGACCCCAGTCTGATCACCGACATCGCCGAGCGGTTCATCCGCGGGCAGGGCGGCCAGCGCATCGTGGGGATCAACGCCGAGACCCGCAAAGCCGTGAACCAGATCGTCGCGGACAGTCTGACGCAGGGCTTTTCGCCGACGCAGGCCGCGCGCGACATCGGGCAGAAAGTAGGTCTCACACGCCAGCAGGCCAAAGCGCTCGCGCGCTTCGAGGAGCGCATCACCGCGCAGCGCATCGTCAGCGAGCAGGCGGATACCGCGCTCGCGCGCGAGGCGATCGCCGAAGACGTGGAGAACTACCGCAATCGGCTGCTGCGCCAGCGCGGGCGCAACATCGCCGAGAACGAGACGCAGGTCGCGATCCAGCACGGCGAGCGCGGTTTTTGGGAGCAGGCCGCAGCGAGCAATCAAGTCGACACGTCGCTGCTCTATAAGACGTGGTTCACCGTCCTGGATGACCGTGTGTGCCCCATCTGCGAGCCTCTGCACGGCGTGACGATCCGGTTCAACGACAGCTTTTCGAGCCGCGGCTTCGTCGGACTCAGTCCGCCCGGGCATGTTTCGTGTCGATGTTTCCTGGAGTATGGCGACGACCCGGACCCGTCGGGCAGCGACGAGAGCCGATCGGGAACCATACCGGGGACCAGGCCGCCAGGTAGAGGCGGCGCGGCAGTGCCGCTGTTCCTGATCGGTGCTGCGCTCGCCGGCGCGGCCGCTGCGCTCGGCCGTGGCCTCGTGCCAGACCTACAAGATGATTCTGGCGCCACGATTCTGCCGTTCCCGAGCTTGCCCGGCTCTGGGCAGCCGGGACCGTTCCGCGTGCCCATCGCTGCACGCCGCAAGAAACGTTCGCGCCCGCACTGGCGCACTACCTCACCGAAGAAAGGGCGTTGAGAGATGGCCGGAGAGCTACAGCACCGCGTCGAAATCGAGAAGCTGGACGCGGAGCGCCGCATCGTATTCGGTTGGGGCTACGTATCGAACGATGAGAGCGGTGCGCAGGTCATCGATCACAGCGGGCAGGCCGTCTCGATCGCCGACATCGAGAAAGCCGCAGAGGGCTTCATGCTCGAGTCGCGTATCGGCGGGCAGATGCACAAACGCTCAGCTGGCGAGGTCTGCCACTCGATCGTCATCACAGACGAGATCGCGCAGGCGCTCGGAATCGTATCGAAGAAACGCGGATGGTTCATCGGATTCAAAGTCACCGATGACGATGCATGGGAGGGCGTGAAGTCGCGCAGGTTCCGGGCGTTCTCAATCGGTGGCAGTGCACGAAAGGAATCAGTCGATGCCGCTGCCTAGGGAATGGCTCCGCGACGTAGTGATCGATGAGGTGTCTCTGGTCGATGAGGGCGACAATCCGCCCGCGCTCATCTCGCTGTTCAAGCGCGCCCGGTCTGGCGAGGTCGGCGAGGTCGCACAGCGCGTGCGAGATCTACTGCGCGCGCGCGAGTCGGCCGAGCAGATCGAGAAGCGGCTTTTTGACGAGATCCGCCAGGATCGCATGGGCGACCAGATCGTCGAAGTGATCAGATCGCGGATCGATGATCTCAGCCACTCGGTCTGGACGATCCTATTCGTCGAGCAGGGCGACCAGGGCCCGGCCGAGGACCGCATCCGCGAGACGATCGGCCAATTCGTCGGCAGCATCGATACGGATCTGGCCGCCATCATGGCTGGCCGCATCGTCAAGCGCATGGGCGGGCTGTTCCGTCCGGACGTGCACGAAGTAGCAAGCACGCTCGCAGCGCTGTTTCAATTCCAACCGCCGGACAAGTCGACCGGCTCAACGCAGGAGGGTCACAGGATGGATCTCAGCAAGCTGAGCCCAGAGGATCGCGCGGCCGTCGAAGCCGCAGTCAAAAAGAGCGAAGAGCAGAGCGCACAGATCGCCACGCTCACCGCAGACATTGCGAAGCTGAAGGGCACCAAAGACGAGCCCAAGAAGCTCGACCCGCTCGAGGGTCTGCCCGAGGCGATCAGGAAGAGCGTTGAGCCGCTGCTCAAAGCCGCACACGATCGCGCAGATAGAGCCGAGGCGCAGGCCAAGGCGATGCTCGCAGACGTCTCGGTGCTCAAGGCCAGCGCCGCGCGCGCAGCGTTCGCAAAGTCTGTAGGCGACCTCGAGGGCATGCCCGAGCCTCGCGAAGCGCTGATCGAGAAGCTGTGGAAAATCGAAGACGAGAGCGTGCGCGCAGAGCTCGTCAAGAGCTTCGAGGCGCAGGCTGCTGCCATCCGGCGCAGCGGCGGGCTGTTCGATGAGCTCGGCACCGCACTGGGCGATGCGGCACCAGAGGGCGACGCCGCGTACATGGAAATTTGCAAACTCGCCGAGGCGATGCACGAGAAGAATCCAGCCATGAGCATCGAGAAGTGCCGCGTGCAGGTCATGCGTGACAATCCCGATCTGTATGAGGACTACAGGGACGAGCAGAACGTCAACTAGCGCGGACTGAGTCCCGCTTCACTCAAACTTCGGCGATGCGCCGATATTGGAGGTTTTCACTATGGCTTTTCAGACTCCCGGTGATCTGCACAGCATCGACGCTGCCGGGGACTTAAGCGGTGCGCAGTTTCGTTTTCTCGCGGTCGACGGCAACGGGCGCGCGGTGCTGGCGGGTGCTGGCGTGGCGGTGATCGGTGTGGCGCAGGACAACAACGCAAGCGCGATTGACCGAGCGGTCGCGTATATGTCCGACGGACTCTCTAAGGTCGTCTCCGGCGACGCCGTGACGATCGGCGCGGAGGTCACTTCGGACGCAACGGGACGCGCAGTCGATGCGGCGTCGGGCGACCGGGTCGCGGGCATCGCGCGGCTGGGCTCTGCCGGTGCGGGCGAGATCATCACCGTCGAACTACTACGCGGCGGGCAGCTCAACTAATTGCGCTTCGGCGCTCAGCTCGAGGAGTTTTCGACATGAGAGACATTCAACAGTATGGGAGCGCGCGCAGGCGCGCTCGCTACGCGAAGACTCGGAATTTTCCGATCCGCTCGCGTGGCACCGCGGCGGGGCGCAGCACGCGCTTCGCCAAGCTGCAGCCGACCGCGTCGGACGTGCACGTCGACCGTGCGCTGACCGATATTTCGATCGACTTCGCGCAGACCGAGGACGTCTGGATTGCAGACAAGGTGTTCCCAGTCGTCCCGGTCAATTTTCAGTCGAACATGTTCACGACGTACAGCCGGGCAGATTTCAACCGAAGCGAAGCGCGCCGCCGTGCACCCGCGACCGAGTCCGCCGGCTCGGGCTACGGGCTTACCCGGGACCTGTATTTCTGCGACGTCTTCGCGGTACACAAGGACATCGCGGACGAGGAGCGCTCGAACTCCGATGCGGAGCTGCGGCCGGATGAGGATGCGACGCGCTTCCTCATGTCGCAGTGCATGATTCTGCGCGACGTCACTTGGGCCGAGTCGTATTTCATCACGGGTGTGTGGGCGGGTGAGAATACGCCTGGCACGCTCTGGGATGCGGTCGGCTCGACTCCGATCGCAGACATTCGAGCCGAGATCATCAATCGGCAGGCTGCGACCGGCCGAAAGCCGAACGTGCTGGTACTCAGTCCTCGGGTCTGGGCGGTGCTGCAGGATCACCCGGATTTTGTGACGCGCATCAACGCGGGACAGACGAGCGGCATCGCGACGGTCTCGCGCGCGCATCTCGCTGCGGTGCTCGAGCTCGAAGAGGTGCTAGTCGCCGAGGCGGTGCAGAACTCAGCAGCTGAGGGTCTCGCCGAGGCGTCTGACTTCATCGTCGGCGACAACGCGCTGCTGGTGCACCGCGCGCGCAATCCAGGGCTGGCCGTACCGTCCGCGGGCTACACGTTCGCATGGACTGGGCTGCTCGGCGCCTCGGCGTTTGCCAGCCGCATGATGCGCTTTCGCATGGCGCATCTGAAGGCTGACCGCGTGGAATGCGAGCTCGCGTTCGACACGCGCATCGTGGCGAACGAGCTCGGGCACCTGTTCCTCGCACCGATCAGCTAAAGGCGGTAGGGCATGGCTGAATACATCGCACTGCAGCATTGCAAGGTGCAGGGCCTCACACTGGACCAGCGAGGGCGGCCGCGCCTGCGGGTCGTCCAGCCGGGCGAGGTGATCCCAGAGGCCAGCAGCTGGCCCGGAAACGCGCTCGCGCGCGAAATACAAGCCGGCCGCATCGGAGTGAAGGGGCTAAGCGGTGTGCCGCCTCAGGCGGTGCCGCGTGCAGCCGCAGGGTCGGACCCTGCACTGCGCCCGGAGCCCGAGCCCGCCCCGCGACCCGCCCGCCGCAGGCAGGCACCCGATAGCGAGACTGACTAGCCAACTAGGCTAGAGAGGGCAGACGAATGGCATCGAGTGGTAAGACGTACACTTGCAACCCAACTGGACGGCCGATTGATGCCGTTCGTCTGCTGGTCGGCGAGACCGAATGCGCGTCGGCGAAACTCTTCGACGCGGAAATCCAGTTCTTTCTCGACTCCGAGTGCGGGCTCTATTACGCCGCGGCCGCTGCGGCGGATGCGCTCTGTGCGCACTTCGCGAAATCGGTGACGTACCGCGTGGGCGGGAGCTCAAAGCAGCTGGCCGAGCTGTCCAAGAACTATGCCGCGCTGGCGGCCAAGCTGCGCGCGCAGGCCGATCAGGGTGCGACGATCTACGCCGGCGGCCAGTCGATCGCCGAAAAGGAACGCGATGCGCTGGATACCGACCGCGTACAGCCGACGTTCTGGCGCGGGATGCATGACGATCCGGGCTCGACGCAGCCCACACCGCGGCCGGTAAGCCTGCTCTGGGCGGGCTGGTAGCGCCGTGTCGATCTGCGCCGATGCGTTCAACGTATGCGACCTGGCGATCTACCGACCGAACCGCGCGGGACCGGGCAGCGACGAGGTCGGAGCGCCGACGCTGCTCGCCGCGAATCTCATGGCGCACGCCGAGCCGTCGACGCACGTGATCCGCGATCCGGACGGACGGGAGCACCAGATCACGGCAGCGTTTCGGCTGGACCCGACAGACTGCGAGGGCGAGGTGCTGGATGTAATGGAAGGCGACCACCTGCAATACACCGATTTTCGCGGTGTGCTGAAAAAGCGCCAGCTGATCCGCCGTGTGTCCCCGTTCTACGTGGGCTCGGAGCTCGATCACCTGCTGCTCGAGATCGGCTGATCGGTGGCGCTCACAGGGCGGCGCCAGGTTCAGAAAAACATCGACCGCGCCATCAAGGCGGCGCTCGCAGGGCTCGAGGACGAGCAGCAGGGTGCGGCCGAGGAGACGCTCTCAGACTCGCGCGACCTGGCACCACAGCTAACGGGTCTGATGATCAATACAGCCGGCACGCGCGTTGACCGGCAAAAAAACCTCATCACGCACACGGTGTTTTACAGCGAAGAATATGCGCTCTACCAGCACGAGGGATTTTTCAATCCTGGACCCGTGACCGCGCTCAAGCCGAATGCGGGTCGCAAGTTTTTGAGCCGTGCGCTCGACGCAAAGCGGCGGCTGTTCATTGAGCGATTTCGGCGCCGTGTCGAGCGCGAAATCCGGCAGGCGCTCAGCTAGGAAGGGGCAGCCATGTCGATCGGTCTGGAGCAGGCGATTGCAGAGTACCTCAGCGCTCCGCCCGCGCCGCTCGCTTCGTTCGGCGGTCTGTACGACGATCCGGACCCCGCGAATCGTGTGATCTTCGTGCAGCAGGAGCCGCCCGTGCCGACCGATGACACCGACGGCTTGCTGGACCTGACCCCGTACCAGACGACGGCGCAGCTCGCGATCACGGTGTTCACGGACGGCGGTCTCGAGCCGCAGCTGCTGCTCGGCGAAACCAACACCATCACAATTCAGTGCAGACACCCGAGCTACGAGAGCGTCATGCAGACGCAGCGCGAGATCTACGAGCGGCTGCAGGAAAACGGCGGGCAGAGCAACGGTGCGAATCCTCTGGCGCGGGGTGTATTCAGGGGAATCAGAATCTGGCGTATCACGGCGGATTTCCCGCCGTTTCGACTGGGTAGAGACGCCGACGGACGTGACGGACGCTACCGCACGACGCAGTCGTTCACGGTGCGCTCAAAGCCCATCATCTTTAGCTAGCTAGGAGGCTGCTTGTATGTCCGTAGAACCTCGTCCAGTCGATACGCTCACTGTGGATTTTCTGCAGCTGGGCATGCCGTTTATTGAGTTCGCGCCGAACCTTGGGAACGGTGCTTTTGGTCCGTTCCGATCGCTCGGCATCGTCGACTCGGCAGAGATTGCCAAGTCGCTCGAGCTCGTGACGCTCAGATCGGCGCAAAGCGGCGTCTCGGTCAAGGTGCGCGAGCTCGTGCGCCAATTCGATGCGGTGCTGAACGTCGGGCTGTTCCAGCACAGCCCAGAGAACATGCAACTGATGTTCGGCTCGTCGACGCTGGTCAACATCGTCGGAGCGGCCGCGAATTCGGTCGTCGGCGACCCGTTCGTGCTGACCGACGATCCCGAGGACTTCCTGGACCTGACGAATCAGCTGCTCGATGACTCAACGGTCGTCGTGACGGCGGATGAGATCGTGCTCGAGAGCGTGGGCACGGGGCAGGGCGGGACGTTCGGAGAGACGACGGGCGACTTCACACTGGATTTCAAAATCAACGTCATCGGCGACGTCTCGCTGTACCGCGAGACAACCGGCCTGACGGTGGTCGACCGCACAGGCGACCTCGTCGCCGGCTCTACGCCGATGGCTGGAGAGATCGCCATCGTGACGGGTGCCGTCGCGACGGGCGGGCAGATCACCTATCCCGCGGGTGAGGCGCCCGCGAGCGGTGTGCTGATCGAGGCGACCTACGAGCCGACGTTTGCGACCGTGCTGAATACCGATTTCACCGTCGACCCAAAGCCCGGCCGGGTGCGCGTGCTCTCGTTCAATGGCGCCTCGGACGAGTTCAAAAACTTCCAGCCAATGCAAGCCGCCTACGATCACGTGCTGGTCGATCACGATCAGCTCAAGCCCTTCACGCAGTTTGTATTCCAGGGGCAGACGCGCGTGCGGCTGCTCACCGACGTTGGCATCAACATGCTGTGGACGATTCCCCTGAGCTCGGTGCGGCTCACGGACGACTCGTTCACGTTCAACCGCGACGAATTCCAGGTCTCTCAGCTGGCGATCGACCTGTTCGATGCCGGCGGTCAGGTGCGGTTCGGCACGATGCAGGTCTATCCCGAGACGCCATAGCGCAAGAGGTTCTCTCGCTGGTGTTCCAGGCGTCGTGCCTGCCTGGACTCCAAACCCCCCAAACCCCCCGTTCGTGCTTCGGCGCGGGCGGGGGGTTTTTGCGTTCGGACTCAGGCTTTCGTAGGTGCGAGAAATCCGAAAAAGCGTGCCACCGCACGGCGTTGCGGTGTTGTACGTTGCGCAGTGGGGGTGCGATAAATGGCGAATCGAAAGACGGCGGAGCAGGAGCTCAAAATTCTGTTCCCCGTGAAGGAAGTGCGGCTCAGCACGGGCCGCATCGTGGCGGTCGCGGAGTGGAACATCACGACCGGCGCGCGCGGCATGGGCCTGGTCGGGTCGCTGCTCAAGAAACTGCAGGCCGAGGGCGTGAGCGGCGAGATCGAAGTGCAGCGGCTGCTCGATCTCGCGATGCCCGAAATGCGCGCGATCGTCGAGCTCACGCTCGGATGGACGCCTGAGGAGCTCGACAGCCGCGCGACGTGGGACGATTTCATCACTCTGTGCGAGGCGGTGATCGAGACGTCTCTAGTCAAGCCGGACGGGGGCGGTGCTATCCCAAAAGTAGTGGAGCTCGTGCAGGGCATGCGGCTCATCGCGCGGGCTCCGCTCCAGTCCAATCGCTCTCAGAGGCGTTCGACTTCCTCATCAGCTGCGGATACCGATTCGCCGAGCTGATGAGCATGACGTGGCCCCAGATTGAGATGTTCGCCGAGGCCGCGAGCAAGCGGCGCCGAGAGACTATTTTGCTCGAGACGAGGCTTGCGGCGATGGCGACGTCGGTCGGCTTTTCGGGCAAGGACAAGCCGCTGCAAAAGCTCGCCAGAGAACTCGGCGAGACGCGCGGCGGACGGTCGCCGAGCTCATCGGCCGGCCGGGATGTGCAGGACGCGCTTACCAATTTCGCATCGAGCAACGCAGTGCGGGTGAATCACAATGGGCCTAGACGCCGGAACGCTGACAGTCCAGTTCAACGCCGAGTCCGGCGAACTCCAAAATGATCTCAGCGAGGTAAACCGGCAGCTCGATCAGACCGGCGAGCGCGCCGAGAGCGGTGCGTCTCGCGCTTCTGGCGCCTTCCTCGTGCTCGGCAGCGCGCTTCGGGCGTTGACTCCGGTCGTCGAAGCAACGGGGACTGTCGGCCGCGTGCTGGGCAACCGCTTTTTGCGGCTGGCGGGTTTTGCTCCGCTGCTCGCGGCGGGCTTCACCGCGATCGGTGCGGCGCTCACAGGCATCGCGATTTCTCGGCTGGCAGGAGATGGGCTCGCGCTCGCGGCAAGCTTTGAGGACATCGCAGTATCGCTCGAGACGCTGACCGGGAGCGCCGAGGCGGCACGCAAGGTGCTCACCGACGTCGACCGGAT